TCAAAAACCACTCAGATTGAGCCCGACATACGCGCGCTGATAGAGTGCGTTCTTCTGCCTGGTTATATCATCGAGCTTTTCACGTTTCTCCGCTGCGCTCAGGTTGGAGTTGTGTACTTGAGTTGCAGATCGGTTTAACGCACTAACTTGCCGTTGAATACGCCCAAGCGCTAAACGAACACTGAGCTTATCCCGATTGTCTTCCAGCAATCGCTTGGCTCGTTCGTTATCACCTTCTTCCATAGCCCGTTTGTAACTGCCATAGGCTTGCTGAGCGGCGTCCAGAGAATCGTAAAACTCCTGCTGGAAGTAAGTGCTGCTTTTGGGCGCATCGCCACCATAGAAGGCTTTGATGACCGGATAACGGCTAATCGGTGTTTCAGGTTTTTCAATGCCCATCATCTGTCTTGAAACAATGTCAGCCATACCCAACACATACCCACCAAGAGTGCCGGTGTACCCATTAACCAGATGCTCAATTTTCTTTGGGCTTATGTTTAGCAGTTGGCCAAGTTCCCGGGCAACGTCACTGGTATGAACACTGTAGCGATCACCTGGTTGCCGCTGTTCATCACCCATACCTTCAATTGGTGACCCTTTAAAGAATGAGCGGTTAACCATCACCTCAACCGCCGGCAGTGCGAACTGAGGGATCGGGTTCAATGCCAAGGTGTTGAATATCGCATTACCAACCGCTTTAGTTGTGTCATCACCTTCTTGAGTGCCAGTACCAAAGTGCAGCAGGCGCTCTGGTATGGTGCCGAACACAATTCCCAGCTCAAACGGTTTCGGGATCCGGATGTGGTCGTCACCAAACCAGAAATGCCAGTTTGCATCTTTGTCCCAATCAGGTAATTCCTGATAACGCTCGTCGTCATCGTTCATGGCAGCCAGTGCCAGCGAGAATGCCGCCACCTTCATGCCTTTCATTGCCAGATTAGCGCTCAGAACCTTGAGCACTCGGTCACCTTCACCGGCAGCTGCTCCCCGGGCCAATTTATACATACCCTGCAGGCGCGCGTTGAAGAACGGCAAGAAGTCAATCATTGTGGAGATCAGTGCAAAGTTCCCTTTCAGGCTGTAGTCCATCAAGTCCTTGGCCTCAAATGCAGCCTGGCGCTTGCTCTTGCCGGCATCCATACCAGCTTTAAAGGTGCTGAGGCGATTGGCATTCTCGACCTTATCTGATACCTCACGATACTTCTCAAGCAACTGGGAGCCATTGGTAACCAGGCTAGACATGTAACCGTCAATTTCCGATTTTCCCAACCCCTTCTTGGCCAGTGCGCGACGTATCTGTTGGGCGGCCGCTTCAGGATCTGCGCCGTGAATATAGCCCCCCTGGAATGCTGCCCCGGAGAAAATAAGGTCGCGGTAGGCCTCATCTTCGGCAAAGGCATCTTTGAGACCCTTGATAGAATCAGTTCCCAGGGTGAAGCCGTCCTTGTTTATCATCCAGGCATGTGCCGCATCACGGACAAAGTTCTTGAAGATAAAATCAGGTGACAGAGTAACGCCTGTTGTCAGGAAGCGTTTGAAGCTACGCCCCATCTTGTTGAATAGGCTCGAGCTGCCCACATCGTTGACCGCAATCAGCGAGCGCAGCAAGGCGCCATCACTCACAGCATAGGCTTCAGCCTGGCCATTGCGCATAACCTTCACCCTCTGAATGCTGTTGAGCTCACGCTGGCTCAGCTTGGCAAACTCTGGGCTGTCTACCTTCGTCATAAAGTCGGTGCCGGTAAGATTGTCGGTCACTTCCATCATTGCCTTGTTCTTGAGCGCGGCATCGAGCATGGTTGACTGGCGCAGAATGATGTTTTCAAGCAGGTCTTTGGTGGACTGTTTGCCGCCCTTCAGCTCTTTAATTTTGGCGTTTTGCCCTGCAATGCCTTTTTTGCTGTACGGCGCCACTACCATAGAGTGAATATCCTGCATTTCAGGATCAACATCCTGCTCACGGAAGAACGGCACATAATACTGCTCGTCAAACCCGGCACGCTGCTCGGCGCTGATAAGCCCGGCGCCCTGGGCTACATCGAGCACAGCGCTGTTAATTGCGTTGTACTCACTTCGGACCTGTTCGAATAGTGCTTCCTTGCCATCGGCCAGCGCCAGCAGCTCGTCAATATCGGCTTGGCTTAGGTTGTTCTCGCGGCCCTCTGCTTTAAGTTGCTTGGCGCGGTTGGCGCCCATCCATGCCAGCCAATTGTTGAGCTCGCCGTCAGGCAACTGGCCAAGCACCTCCAAGAGGCCCTTGGTGCCTTCCTTGCGCTGAATAATGCCATCGCGCCACTCTGGGGCCCCGTAGTGAAAAACACCGTGCAGAACGTCAGCCAAGCCTGAAGCCAAGCGCGCAGATACATATCCCATCTTGTTGGGGTCGGTAATGCCTGCGGCTTCTTCTGCCTGCTTGATGCCGTGGAGTCCATCGAAGATCCCCTCTTTCAGGCGGTTCCAAAACTTTGAGTCTTTAAGGTTGCCGGCAGTCTCCCGATACTTGGCCTTGATCCGCTCGCTAACGCTTTCCTCTGCCTGTTCCTCGAGGCCTAGCTTCTCTTTGGCGGTGCGAGTGTCACCTTCGACCTCCATGTTAAAACGTAGGTCACTGCTGTTAGCGTCGCGTATTTGATCTGGGCTGAACGCGATTACAACCTTTCCAGCTTCAACGCCATCCAAAGATCCTCCAACCTGAACCAAATCACCATAGTCGAAAATAACTCCATCATTTCCGCTATTCTTGGCATCGAGTATGTAGGGGTTGTATGAAGGTTCCATCATTTCAATCGGATCGACTTCTTTCAGGAAGTCATCGAATTCACCATCATATTCACCACGATCATAGAGATAATCGTACTCTTGCTGAATCTCATCTTTAACATTTACAATCAGAGGGTTATTTATCCTTAAATATGACTCCTTTACATTTTCTCCATAGTGGCGAGCATAATCTAAGCTGGAAGTGAAGAAGATTCCTTCTTTGCTGTTAGCATCATTAAAGTTTTTACCGCCAAATGAGACATCGAATTTATCAAAGTTTTCATCAGTTCCATGGTAAACAACGAGTGGCTTTCCATCATCCGTAACAACCTTAGAGTCACCAAACCAGCTTTCAAAAGCCTTTTCGTCAGTCACATCACTCATTGAATCATCCTGATAGTCTTTGCTAAAACGCAAGTTATCACCCATCTTGCTTCTTCGATCAAGTACGCGTTGAGCCCTGTCTATTCTTTTTTTGCGTTTCGCAAACCCTCGCACAATTGACTGCATCATGTCTTCCATGTCATTGCGCGCATTATTGGTGCGAAGGATCCCCAAGCCCTCAAACTGACGGCGAAGCCACCGCTTCAACTCAAACCACCAGGCTTTAAGGCTGCCGCGCTCTGGCTGGTTCTGGACAAAGTTGGCAAAGACTTCTTCAGCCTTAACAGATTCGGATGCGCCCTTATAGTCCTTGTCTATGCGGGCCCACAGGTCTTTAAGCTCGGAGCGTGCCCGGGTGCTGGTGAGTTTTTTGACAAATTCCTGATACTTGGCTTGGCCAATTACTGTATGCAGCCCACCGTGGGCCAGCACTTCATGCACAAGAGTAGAACGAAGGTCATCAATACTGGCGAAGTTATCGAGTATCAAATAGGCAGAATTGCGGCGATCATCATACGCACCGTAAATAGTCTGACCTTGCTGAGCCATGGCTGGCACGTTGAATCGTTCCAAAAATTCTTCTTGGCTGGTGAATAAGTTGACCCTGATACCTGCCGCACCTGAAAGGCGTTTCATTACATCATCAACGGCGCGCTGGGCATCGGCCTGACTAAACTTGCGACTGCCACGATTTACGCCCCTGGAGTTCTTGCTGAACAGCTCAATATTGCCGCCTTCAGTTGGCCTGCTGTCAATGGTTTCAAATAGGGTTTGGAACGCAGCATTAATGCCGGCCGCTTCTTCATTGGTTGGGTATGGGTACGGCTTGGCCTCCAGTCCGACCTCAGCCAGTGCGCCTTGTACCTTGTTCCATTCGGCCTCGTCTATGATGTTCGCCAGATAGTCGTTGCTCATTCCCTTGCGGGCAAGCTCGTCGATAATAAAGCGCTCAAAGCTTCGTGCCAGCATTTCAGTATTTTCTGACCAATAAGCCTTTGAGCGTGTGGAGTCTAGCCCCAGCGCTCGCTTGAGCATCCCCGAGTCTTTGCCTATGGCTTTCATCAGTCCCTTGAACGCATTTACTACAGGCTCACGCACTGGGTCGTTGTGCTGACCGTAGGCATTGTCGCTGATGAAGTCACCGCCACGGCGATCACGGTTGAAATAATTATCCAGCGCATGCATCCATTCGTGGGCCAATGAACCGGCACCAGCCTTCTTGGTCAAGTTAATGACCAGTTTTCCTGGCTCGTAGTGAGCCTTGGCCGGATTAACGCCACCTGAGCCACGGGCACCAAACGCCATACCCAAGCGCCCATTGAGTGACAAGGCCTTGAGCGGGATATCAATGGCATCGGCCAAATCAGCCAGTGCGTCATAGGCCTCGTTCAAATCTTTTTGACGCTTGCCCTGTTCTACCCAGTTGCCGAACTCCACGCCACGGAATCCGAAGGTTTCAGCAAACACCGCCGGGGTCACGTTGGCAGAGTAGCGCTTTGGTCCTACTCGGCTGCGGTTTTCTGCGCGGCGCTCTGATGGGATCTTCTTCATCTGCTGTAGACGCTGTTCAACCTCATCGCGATTTGCTTCAAGGTAGGCGCGCGCCTCTTTGGTGCCGGGGAAAGTCTTGATCCTCAGCACTCCTGTGGACGACTCCCAACCAAGGAACGATTCTTTGGTATGGCGATCAACGTAGACTGATACCTTGGAATACTTCTTGGTGTCGCCAGCCGTGCCCGATGATTTGGCGTCGGCAGCCAGCAACTCAGCCAACCTGCCCTGCACTACCTCGAGGGATTCATCTGCGGTGCTGTAGATTAATTTTCCGTCAAACTCTACCAGGTGCATGGTTTTGGGCTTATCAAACTGCACTCCGTTGAACATAGAGAAATTGCCCCCGCCAATCATGTATCTGGCGGCGCGCTTAAAGTTTGCGGGTGACGACTTGGCGATAACAGGCAGGGTGCGGCGGATCTCGTAGGCATTGACGCGACTGGAGATCAGGCGTTCATTTATCATTGAGTCAATGGCTTGGTCGGCCGTCTTTTCTCCGGATATGGCAGACAGAGCGATTTCCTTCAGCTTGTTAACTGAAGCAGTCCAACCGGCAAGCCGGCGCTTATCTCTTGGCTTGGTTCCGGTTACGCCTCGAAGCATGGCCGCCAGCGCCGCTGCTTCAGGTGTAACGCCTTCGCCGATCAGCTTTTGGTAGTCATGTTCAGGCCATGACTTTGACAAAGGCTGTGACTCGGTTGTCCCGGTATCTTCAAGGGCTTTTATCGTAGCCTGCCAAGTGTCTTTTTTGGCGCCGCCAATCTTCTCGCCAAAGTCGGTTATTGGTTCGGCTTTCTCTGATTCGCCTTGCGCCTTGGCAGCCTCATCCTTTGATGGCGCGACATCATCGACGGCAAACTCTTTGCGCAATTCTTCATAGGCTCGACGGTTTATGCTCTCCGGGGTATCGCTGTTGAACTCTTGGTAAACTTCGAAAGGAGACTGTGCCAGCGCCTTATCGATCTCAGCCTCGTAGTTGTCATCGACCTTGGCCAAAGCCTCAGCGTATCCAGGAGAACCCTTCTTGATGCCCAGGCGCTTCAACTCCGACTGGCGCCACTTGGCTTTTGTGGTTCGCAGTATAGCCTGGGTATCGCTATCGGCCGGCGCCTTTGATTGAATCGGCTCAGTTACCGGCAGCTCTAGCTGGGCTGGCTGGGCCGTGGCTTCCGGTGCCGCTGGCGTTGCCGTAACAGGTTCAGGGCTTACTGCTTCTTCCTTAGTTGCTGCCTGATCTGCATCTTGCTCTGCGGCCTGCTGCGCTTCTGTTTGTGAACTTGGGAACTCGTGAGCAAGGTCTACCAGCTCGCCGATTGGTGCCTTGAGACGGATCACCTTGATCGGCTCGCCCTTCTCTTGCTTAGTCAGCCACTGGTGATGGCCGTCAAGCACATAGTTGTCCGAGGAAATCAGAATAGAACGATCACCACCATAATAGCCCAGTGCCTTCTTGACTTTGGCTGGTGAAAACTCGGCCTGTGTAGGCTTCAATGAATCGGCCGGCACCTCTTCGCTGACATGCTCAACACCGCGCGCATTCATAAAGTTAACCATGGCGCCGCGATGTTCTGCCTTGATCTGCGGCATTTTTGCCCTGGGAATGTTCAGGGTTCCTGTCTCTGGCTTGAAAGCTACCCATTCATTGTCAAGCTGATCTACAGTCATGTCTGCGGCTTTGGGTAACGCCTGTGGTGTAAGATCTGGCGCTTGCTGTATCTGTTCAGTCTGTTGCGGTTGAGATTGACGCGAATCTTCCCATCCCCATCCATCACCAAATTTCACCGCTTGAACCGTCGCGCCTTCACGCTTGGCAATCCTGGCGCCCTTGCTGGCCAGTGCCTCTTTTGCGGTTTTAAATGGGCGGCCTGAGCTCATCACGTTCACGCCCGACTGGTTACCAGAAAACACAATCCCTTTGTCCTCGATGGCCAGTGGCCTGGCTGCGCTTTCGCGTTCCGCTTTGCGCCGCTGTTGCTCTATGCTCTCCCGGCGCTGCTGTGAAGGCCTGCCGTCATCGGCAAAGATGGTCGAGGACTTGCCAATCAGGTTAGTCGGCTGCGAGGTCATTGCCTCCCTGGCGCGCTGGGCATTTAGAGTTTCACTGTCGATAGATGGATTAACCAGTAGCCCTGTGATTGGACGCGCCTGTGTTTCCGGCGGCAGCCATTCGCCTTCACGGCGGTTATCGGCAAGTCTTTGCGCTTGTTCAATAGCATCGCTCAAGCGGCTGCGCTGAAAGTCAGAGCCTGGCACAGTTGGAAAGCTTCGGCCTTTCATCGCATTATCTCTTGCGATAACTTCGTCTCCAAAGCGGCCAGCATCCATGGTGCCACCCATGCCAGCCTGACGCGCTGCCGCAGGTTGGTCGTAGTCTATAGCAGGTGATGCAGGCGTCTGTGTGGCTGCTATTTCGGCCATATCAATCTGCCTCGCAGCACTTTCGCCAGCGAGTGAATCCATTGCGCTAGCTAGCCCTGGGCTATCCTCCCTTATTGGATCCGCTGCATCATTTTTAACTTCCGGCTTTGGTTTTCTATTCAGAAGCCCACCACCAAAGCCAGCGACTCCACCAACACCAGCCCCAAGAATCCCTTCATTCAGTGCGGCAAGTTTTACATTTGCAGTTGGATCCCTTTTATCCAGCTTTGAGACTGCACTATCAACGGCATACTGGCTTGTGCCAGCCTGCGCAGCTTCCGTGGCGCCTTCGGTAAAGGCTCCTGCCAGCGCCGAGCGGAACGCTCCAGACTTAGCCAACCTTATCCCTGTCAACGCTTTACCGAGGATCGGATCTCCTATGGCTGAGGCCGCAAAGTTAGCCAGCAGTGTTTTAGGATCGGCTCTGACCTCTTTTGCTACCTGTTCAGCAACTTCTGACTTAGCAGCATTCCACTTGGCCAGATCATCAAGTTCCGGGCTTTGCTGATCCAGCTCGATAAATTTCCTCTGAAAAATGTCGGAATCGGCTAACACTTGATCCGGTATGTTCATCACCTCTTGGCGTGCCTGATTCATTGCCTGGCCGGTAGCCGAAGACCCGCCAGTTAGGCCCATACCTGCTACCTGTGCGGCCTTTGCCCCTTTGGCTCCCAGACTTAAAGCTTTGGTTGCGGCGCCAGCCATACCGGCACCAGGTATCATGGTTGGCGCCAACTGTCCGGCCATGTTGGCCATATTGAGGATCCATGAATCCAGATCTGTCATGCCTTCACCAAGCGCGACCTCTCCCAATTCATTGAATTCAAACATGGGCTTGCTCATAGCTTCTCGCCCACGGTCAGACAGCTGGCCGAATTGGTCGTCTGATATGCCATACAGTGACTTGGCTATGCCGTCAGCACCAAAGAAATCGAAGATCCCACCAAGACCAGAAGCAGCACCGGCCTGAAACATATCGACAGAATCGGCAAACCGGCCTTGCTGTTGACTGGTTTGGCTTTGCTGGGTTGGCGACTGGGTACGATACTGGTTTGGATCAAAGTTGAGTAACGACATGGGGAATCTCCGAACACAAAAAACCCGGCGCTGAGGCCGGGTTCAGAATGATGATGGTCTGCTTATTTGTTCAGTTGTTGCAGAAGGCCTGAGCCTATCAATGGGGTGCTGTAATCTGGTTGTTCTGGCAATGACATTGCTTCCGTCTTGGAGTAATGCTGATTCAAAGGCCCCCTTACTCGGTTCGTCATTTGCTCAGATCGTTGCAGCATTGTGCCGGCATCATCACCATAAGCGCCGTTGCCAAAAAGAACGCTCGGCTGATTCTTTTCCCTTACCTTGCTTGCCCAGCCTGAAACATTGAAAGGCTGTGGTGCTGGGGTCGGTTCTGGTGTCGGTGGGGATACTGTAGCTTGTGACAAGGCGGGTTGTTCGCTGCCATCCAGATACATCCCAAATCCGTACTGGTTGGCTTCAGATTCCGTAAGACCTGACCGGGTAACCATGTTCTTTGCATCACTCAGATAACTGGTATTCAACGCTGACATTGCAGCTTGATACCCTGCTGCGTCAGTGATCTGCTTCGTCATTGGGTCAGTGAACATTTCCCGGATCTGCCTTTCCTTGTCAGCCTTCATGCTGTCGAGCCGGTCAAGGCTTTTACTCAGCATGGTCACGGTCTGGCGGGATTCAGCACGAAGCTCCCTGCTATCAGCTCTTGCGTCCATACGTTCTTGACGTTCAACCGTATCTTTATAGCGTTGCTCATCCCTGGCCTCTCTCCGCGCATACCTGGCATCCTCAATCGCCCATCGCTTTTCCATGCTGGTCTGGCGCATCCGCTCAAAGTCCTCTGCTTGCAGCATCCGGGCATATTGAGCCAAGCCAGCGCCTATCGCTTGCCCGGCTCCTTCCAACCCTTTACCGATCCCCATCAATAGTGACATATCAGACCTCCGGCATTGGTGTTTTAGGCTTACGGTTCAATAGGCCTGTAGTTTGTTGTTTCGGCACGATGCCCAGGGCCTCACCTTCCTTGGTGGCTTCCTCAACTGATTGCTTGAGCTCGTTCACATCGAGCTCGCCCATTGCTTCCTTAGCGCTTATATACGCTGAATAAGCGTTGCTGGCCGCTGCATCAATGAACTCATCATTAACCTCATCCTCAGCCAAGGCTCCGGCGTCGACCGCCAAGGCTGTGAGCTCCATCAGTATTTCCATTGCAAGGATCAGTTTGATGTCGTCGCTGTATTGCAACTGACGGCCGACAGCAATCAACACGGTCGCAGTGGCATTGCCAATCCCTCTGGCAACGTCCTGATCTTCTCTTACCATGGCCGCAATCTTATCCCCGGTTTCACCTTCTCCGTGGATAATGACCTGGGAGATCTTCATCGCCTCAGAAAGCTGAGCTTCTTCCTCTTTGGTAAGATCCTCGCCCTCTGGCTCTTTGATTTGTTTGAGGTCCATTGCTTATCCCACCCTGTCGGTTAAGTCATCAAGGGTTTGCGGCTGCCAGGGTTGCTGCTCATACGTACCTGCTTGAGGTATAGAGGCCATTGGCGAAAGGTTAATATTCTTCAGCAAGCCACCGATATTCAGATCAGCAGCATTGCCTTCACCATCAACACCCCAGTAAGTCATCCGCTTCCGAGCTTCCTCAGCTTCCTTCTCTGCAGCACGGCCTTGAACGGCACCACCTATCAACTGTGTACCGGCGTTGATACCTGTACTCCATAGCATGGCCTCACCTGCCGATAAGCCACCAAGTAACCCGCTACCCGTTGCCGCGCCACCAGCAGCCCCTGCTGCACCGGCCGCCCCTGCACCTCCAGCCACAGCAGTACCAGTTACACCAGTGGAAGCGGCGCCGCCCATCGCGTTGATAACGGCAGTTTCACCGGCTGCCAAAGCTCCTGCACCGCCAGCCGCGCCTCCGGCAGCTCCACCTGCAACGCCTCCGGCCACACCAGTAGCAGCACCGCCAGTAGCCCCTCCAGCGACGCCTCCAGCACCGGATCCCCAAATTCCGGCACCGATATTACTTGTCGCCGTTGCTGCTCCAGTTCCAGCACCAGCGGCACCAGTGGCCGCCGTTGAAGCAGCGGTATTTGCTGCAGCGCTCGCGGCAGCAGAACCAGCAGCTGCAGCAGCGCCACCAGCGGCACCTGTCCACCCGCCGGCAATGGCAGAACCTGCTCCGGCCAAGTTTCCTGACATAAGCGCAGATCCTGCACCTTGCACACCGCCCCAGGCAGAAGCGATACCACCTGCAGCCGTACCGCCGGCACTCATGGCCCCTATAAGGGCCGCACCTCCGAAATAGATAAGGACGGCCGCGGCCACCACTTTGAATATTGGACTCGATTCAATTTTGTTGCGAATCTTGGCTGTTTTCCTGTGAACCCATTTGAATACAGGATCAAGTGTTCCAGTAATTTTATGGGCAAACTTTCTCAATTTCTTAAAAGCTTTGCCGACTGCACTCATGCTGCCTCCTGTGAAAAAATTAGACTGTAGAAACCACCGACTATGGTAAAACCATGGCGCTCATAGAGCTGACCGATACGTCCATCGGCATCCATTCCGCTACTCACTCCAAGCAGAATGCTTTTGACTTTTGGGAATGATTTGGCCCAACGAATAAATCGCCTTAATAACCAAACCGCTTGATCTCCATGCTCTGGCAGAACGCAGAAAGTTAAGTCTGTTGCATAGCAGTCTTTGCTGAACCAGTGTTCCTCCATCATTCCCATGATGAAACCGACAACCTCGCCGTCGACCACAGCAACAAAAATCTCCATACTCCTGTCTGAAATACAGCGTCTCACCATGTACCTGGCTTTGTTGTCGTCAAGGGTGACAGGGTAAGTTGGAGACTTCTCAAGCGTTGCTTTGCCGATTGAGACAATGGCGTTCATGTCTGAGTGAGTCGCTGTTCTAATCATGGTTACCTCTGGAGTTGGTGAATCCAGTTATTGGATCCAGGTGTACCGACAGGCTCAGACCATCCACCGCCGGATCCCCCTAGAAGCCCACCAGTGCTGCTACTTCCACCACCAAACGAACCTCCTGAACCACCTCCGGTACCGGCGCCAACTGTTCCACCCGGGTTACTGGTCGTTGGCGGTGGCACTCCTACGTCTGGCGAAGGGCCACTGTTGCCGCCAATGCCATAGATGGTGCCGATAATTGCTGTTTGGGACTTGAGCGAGTCGATGATGTTCTTAACTGCGGCTTGCTGCTGAGCCTGGGTCATATTCGGATTGGTCATGGCCATACCAATAGCCTGAAGCGCAGCATTCACAGCCTGGCCAGTAGCATTGCCATACTCCATCTTGGTTTGCTGATCGAAGCCGCGCATTTGCATTTCCATCTGCGTACCAAGTTGAGCGGTTAGCTCTTTCCAACGCTGGTCGTTTTGCAGCTGATTGAGCTCAACCTGGTATTGCTGAAGTATTGAATCCCTTTGAACCTGCAGAACGTGACTCGTTTCCATCTGCTTGAGCTGCAGCTCCTGCTGCTTGTCCAGCGTCCCGAGCTGCTGGCGATACTTCAGGTCTTCAAGTTGTTGCTGGAATTCGCGATTGGCGTTGTTTTCACCTGTCTGCCATTCCATCTGATTATTCTGGAGCTGGTTGTTGGCGTCGTACTGCTTATCGGCCATGGCAGCATCTTGCTGGTTTTTCTGGTTGAGCTGATCTTGCTGCGCCTGGGTTTGCCATTGCTGCGACTGAGCTTGGTTGTAGGTCTGGGCATCTTGCTGAGCTATCGGCAAGGCCTTGTCTATCATGCTGGACAGTGCCAACTCTGAACCGATTGAGCTAGATTGAAGTCCTCTGGATGCTGCGAGCCCATTTGCATTCGCAATGGCTTTTCGCATTATGTCGCTGTTCGGATCCAGCAGGCCTGTAATCTGATTCTGTACAAGCGATTCTTCTCTTGGGTCGTATTGATACTGCTTGTCGCTGGTGACGCCTTCAAAGCCGTTTGACTGGTATTCCCTGGGCGTAAACTCGGTTTGAGGTGCAGGCTTAATCGGTACGTTGTAGTTGGCCGGCCGATTCCCCCCATCGGTAGGTCTTGGTGGGGATCCTGCAGCCGTAGTCTGCATAGTGTTGCTGGCAGTGTATGCGCCTGAAACAGGTTCAATGTTCGGCTTGTTGAGTGGCTGTGTATTCCCAAGCAGACCACCGGCTTTCGGCGCTGAACCACCGCTAACAGGATAAATGGGTTTGTTTTGACTGGATTCAGGCACAGGCAAAGCGCTCACCTGCCCGGTCTGGATAGGCTTAATTTGTTGCATGATTAATGCACCTCAGATTTTTAGGTTTGTGCTGGGGGAGTTAAAAAGGAGGAAGCTGCAACAAGCCGCAGTATGGGTAAATCTTAGTGATACTACATTCTATTGCAATCGGTTAATCGGGGTTAAAAGCCCAGTTCTGCGGCCGGTAATCTCTTATAATGGCGTTATCCATTCCACTTGGAGAACCATCAGTATTGAGTATTGGTTGCAGCTCGCCAGGCAAACCTGTTTCCGGGTAACTGTTATGGTCCATAGCCAGCTTTAAGCCTGACGCGTAGGTCGGTGTAACCACAGTCACAGCGCTTATCGAACCGCGCAAGCAATTCATCATGCGGCCGCGCGTTCCGCTCATGGCACCAATTTTGAGCGATGAGTATTCTGATGATTCATAATTCGGGCTCACCTTAACCCTGTGAGAAATGTATCCATTTTGGCCGCTCGGTTTCACGCTGACCGTAAGATATGTGCCTGCTGGCTCTGTCGTGACTTCGCTGAGCCAGTGCCCTGGTTGCAGTTGAAATGGTGCCAGCGACTCAAATACTCTGCCGCCATACAGCACGCGAACAACATTATGGCTTTGGCCTGTAAAGCTCACGGCCATCATTCCACCAGAATACCCTTCGACCTGGGCCACTTGATGCGACCAAAGCGCTATATCAGGCTTGTCCAACTCGACAGAATCAAGCTGGATACTGATGCTAAATTCGGTGTTCAGCTGCAGCATGTCTGCCCTGAAGTCGATCACACTCTGATAGCCATTCAGAAAGTAACTCCAATTGCCAGGATGCTCTGGCTGTGTCGGAGGCTGTGGTGTTGGAGGGATGTAATCTGGCAGCAGCGCTCGATATGACACTTGCATTCGATAATCAATAGTCATGTCGGCGTTTTTAATCAGCAGCGCGTTGTCAGTGACTGGTGTCGGATATTCCACTGCGTACCTGTCGCGCTGCACCCTGTAGTAAATGGCGTTATCACGCACATAAAACAGCAGCACATCTGAATACTCGGTGTCTACGCCATACTTTAAATCAAGTGTGCAAAATGGGTTTACGCCAACTCCGAATACCGTAGTGGTGTTCTGCTCGGCAATCGGGTCATACCACCACAGCCTAAGCTCATCGCCGGCGTCAAAGAACACCAGCGGCCTGCCGTTCTGGTCAAAGCTGCCTGTAAATTCGGTTATCTGCGGCGCTGAAAACAGTGCGCCAACTGCCACCCATGCTCTGCCATTCCACACCGACGCCAAGACGCTGCCGCTCACATATTCAAACAGCCACCACGCCGAATTATCTTTATTCCACGCTGTTGACAACGCAGTTGGCCCAAGGTGAATGTGGGCTATGTTTCCTCCAGCGTAAACGGGCCTGGCTTTACCGTAGTCGGCATAGGGCTGTTGCGTGGTGTCATTACTCCACAAGCTGTTTGGGATCATTGCTAGGCTCTAGTTACAGTATACGACAATGTTATGGATAGAATTTTATCAACGCCCTTAATAAATTGCGGGTTAAATGTCACAATGGAATACATAAAGTCGCTTCTAAATGCATAGCTGGAAGTATACCTTCCTATTGCAAGCGCTAATAAATTTGTGTTGGCCGCACTCCCTAGTAAACCTAGCGTGGATGAGAGTGTAAACTTGCCGCCATTAGCTACTGGCGCGTATGTTGAATTGAACGCATTGGATTGTTCATGGGATATACTATAGTAAGCAACATCATCGCCCGGTGCGGCGTCTGTCAAAGCGGTTAGTCCAGCGCTATTTGCTACTACCGTATAACATTCCAAAAAACCACCTGACGTATTCAATGTAGTTGGCGATATATCTGACAAGCAATAAGTCGCTAATTTGAGAGGGTTAATGTTTTTTATTGTTACATCAGTAGGCACCCCGTTTAGGGTAAAGCTCTGTGTTGCAGAGTTCATATTATTAGCACCAGGAGTAAACTTTTTCAGTCTCCACCATATTTCCAATTGATCCTGCGAAGTTACCGAAATAGTTGTTGGATCTCCGTTTGCGTCTTTTATTAATGAGCGCACTCTAAGCTCGTATGTAGATATGCTGCTTGAACTTGCCAAGCCCCACTCACTTATATTTGCGTTAATAGCACCAAGTGTCCATTTGAATACTCTTGTCTGTGTTGTTGTAGTGTAGCCGAGTGTGCTATCGCCTTCTAATGTTACAGATCCAGTAGTAGTAGATGAAGATGAGGCTGTGCCAACTAATGCGCTCAGCTTGGTATCAGTATTGGCTGGAGGTACTGTTCCTGTGCCAACAAATCCATGAATAGTCGTTGCAGCGCTAGAAGCGAAAAAAGAATCTGTTAAGAGGTTATTATTCCAAGGCGTCTCTTTAACTATCTTTCCTTTTCTATTTTTTAGCACTACTTTAAATTCACCAGCTACCTTTATTTCACCTAAATTTATGTTCATACTTACCCCGCTGAAAGAGTGATATTGTCTATACTTATTTGGCTGGCATTGATTTTGTGTACTTCCTGCTCATCATATTTAACAAGCGCCAAGACAAGTGAAACGTTATCCAATCCAATCTGTGTTGCATTTACTATCTCGTCTATCGGTTCGTCGTATTTAATCTGAGTGGTTCTTAACGTTATTTCGTCAAGCAATATTTGACTGGCATTTACTACCTCGTCTATCGGTTCGTCGTATTTAATCTGAGTGGTTCTTAACGTTATTTCGTCAAGCAATATTTGAGACGCACTGATTTGTTCTTCACCAAAAGGAATAAAGTAGACAGCATCCAGCCCTATCTGCCCTGCGGTTATACCATCCTGATCATCAAGCACCCCATACAAAGACGAGCGCAATACAGTTTCAATAATGTACTCACGCTTGCGCCTTATGCCGCCAGCGAGCACAGCAAGCAGGGCTTGCCCCTGCGTCATCTTCTCGGCCATTACGGCACCACAACATCAGCCGGGTAAACATCACCCACCAAAAACCACACTGTTTCGCTTATGCTGATCAAGGCCACAGCAGAGTTTTCACCGTATGCCCTAAGGATGCCGCTGGAAAGGATGGTAACCCCTTCTGCTTCACTGCCTTGAAACCAAAGTTCCGCGCCACTCTTGTTAGCGAAGAAGATAATTGACCCGGGTGCCACAGTGGGATCACCGGCAATAGCTCTAATTGAGCGGCCTACTGTGACCAGTATTTTGCTCTGTGCTTCAGTAGGGTTATCTGGCACTAGGTATTCGCAGTTTATCCACTGGCTGTGGTTTGAGCCTGAAACAGCTATCGCGTTTGAACTGTCGCTGACAATGGCTACTTCGTGGCTAGCCTGCAGCAGTAGCTCTGTAGCTGGCAGCAGGTCCATATCCCCCTGCTTGTTGATATAGAGCAGACTGTCTGTATATGGCTGCAAGGGGATCTCTGTTTCACCCACAAAGTTACTTGGCAGCTTTATCACAAAGCCGTTTATCTGCGCGGTAATCTGCTGAAGGTTCGCAGATATCCCGCCAAGCTTTGTATTCATTGGGGTGGCACGTATCGTAGTGCCTTGAATGAAAGGGCTGTTGTCTTGCCAGTATGGAAGCGGTGGCATATAGCTCCTTAGCGCCTGCGGCTGACTGGTTTACTGTGCAAAAATAGGTTGGATAAGATGAATGGCGGGATCCGCTTTGACGTTGTTTCCAGGTAAATGGCTATGTTCCGCGATACCCCACTGATATACATATCAGCCCAGCTGGTAGAGCTGCCGCCCCAAGTCGCATTGTCCCACTCTGACAAATCCCATTTACTGCCTGAGCCGATAATCACTTCACTGTCAGGAATATCTGGGCTCATAAAGTCAAAGAATGCCGCGGCCGACATGACTACCTCTGTCACGCTGTCGCACTCGATTACAAGCTTGTGCCATTTCTTCCTGGCTTCAGGGCTGCCGAAGTTAATAAATGTGGTTAACAGGTAGCTTGAGTATTCGGCACCATCGAATGAAGTTCCGCGATCAAGTTGGTACACATACCCGTCTTGGCCGCCGGCGAATACCGCTTCTTTCCCCTCCAGATCCTCACCGCCAAACCCGCATGAGAACGGCTTGCTGTAATTGACCTGGGTATACTGTGGCGCCCCATCCGGTGAAAAAGTGGTAAACAAGCAACTGCCATCGCCGAAAAGTAGCCGATACTGGTTTTTAGACTTTACCACCAGGCTCGATACTTCCCTGCCGGCGTATTGGTCCAGTAGTGGCTTAACACCTTGGCTAATCGCCGCCTGGGCGAAGTCACCAAATTGCTGCACTCTGGCCAACATTGTCAGGCCACGGTCATCCAGAAACAGTGTGTCACTCAGCGTTTGTGCCGTTCCCATGCGCATACCGACCTTAGTGGACAAGCTCTTTAGTTGGAAGTCAGCCTTGCTGGTCCCATAGAGCATATAGGTTCTATTTCGGCATCCAATTGCGCATGTACTGTCAGCCTGTACCTGAAGCTCGGTAATTTCATCCCCGACGGCAAACTCTACCCCGCCGTCCGTAGGGGTCCACTTGGTTGGGTCACCAACCGCACTCGCGACCAGGCTCCCGCCTCGGTAAGCCATGAGCAATACCTGGCTTGGCAGCACTTCAACCAATATCGGTGCGTCAGGAGCTATTGGCCCTGTGATTTGGGTGAAAGTGGTACCGTCAAATCTGAATGCCGGGTTTTTACCATCTACGCCAATGATCTCCATGCTGCCACTGCCGCCGCTGAAGTTGGTTTGACGCGTAAACAACCGCCCGCCAGGTGATAGTGCCGGAGTTGTGACTTCTTGCCATCCGGTTGCCGTAGCTCTATGCAGCTTGGCAGCAGCGCCCCCGGAAGTATTGCGCATCGCGTAGACAATGCCTTCAAAAACAAACCCGCCAATGATAGGGCCATCACCCGGCACACTGCCTATAGTTCCGCGCCTAACCTCAATTTCGGCTTCCCATGCTGCAAGCGCATCTTCATCAGTTGGGAAAGGGAACCCGGGAAGATCAACAATCCTCACCGCAGAAGGTGAAGGCTTTCCATCATAGCGCTCAAAGCCAGATACTCTTTGGTACCTGCCGGCAGTATTGACCTCGAAATTTACCAGCTCACGGCAAGTGCCTGGTGGAGCATCGTTATCTGAGTCGGCCATGTTGAGGCCGCCACGAAGGGATATTGGCGCAGGTGTAAACATCAGAAGTTCACCTTTGGCAGCTGATCACGGCACAGCTCCTTAAATGCCACCATATAATCAGCCGATGCCGACTGATACAGAAACTGGTCTTCTTCGAACTTGGCATACTTTACGAGCGCCGCTTTCACAACCACATCCTGATAGTCGTCTGGAATTTGGCTTTGATCATCGTTCCCCAGGAGCCTAGCCGCAGACTTGAAGTAATCCACTTGTATTGGTAATGCTGAATCAGGCACTGGAAAAAACAACAACGAACCAGATGGGCTTTCAGTTACCACTTGGACGCCGGGCCCAGTGCTGATATCGCCATCGTAGTAAGCCAGCCATTCATCCCAATCAACGACCTTCACACGCTGCCCGGAAACTTTTACCTGCTGCAAGGAGCTGAACTGACTCATATTCAGTTCTGCAAGTGTGTATTCCTGCTGAGAAGCAGACAAACTGGAGCTGTTCCTGGCCCAAAGAAAGCGCCAATCGCGCCGAGCTCGCTGGACCTCAAGATCAGCTTCCTGCACCCAAGTACAGATCTTTTTCAAGACGCCGACCTGCCCGGTCACCGAGCCAGGGCCAGTACCGGACACTCCGGACTCTTCCCTGACCTTTTGGCACAGCTCCAGATATGTCATTACCGGATCCCCTTGTCACCTTCGATGCCGAAATGCTTATCCGGATCTTCAATGTCGAAATGCGTATCGACCGTTTGGAACGGCCAGCGCTTTTTCTTGGTTTCGATGGTGACCTTCTGCCCGTTGACTTCTTTCTGCTTGTAGTTGATTTCAATAGCGTTGTTCAGTACGTCGACAATCCCACAAGGCACCTTAGCTTCTTCGCCCTTGACGATCTGATACATGCGGCCATTAAAGCCAACTTGGATGTAATTCATGGTCTCATCGCCATCGTCTTCTACGATGATGGTGTAATGAGAAGCCTTGGCATCGGCCTTTGGCTTTTTGTCTTCGCTGCCTGGCTTGCTCTGGTTGGTATTGCCACCGTTAAACAAGCCTGGCTTCAACTGCTCGAGTTCTTCGATAAGTTTTGGCCGGTCATCTTTGAGGTGGCTCAGGTCCTGCCCGAGGTGTTCAGCAGCAAATTTAATGAGGTTGTCGGTGCTGGTTTTCTTGTTGACATTCATCTTCACGCTCTCCGCTATGGAAATAGAAAAGGGCCCCATAAAGGAGCCCTTTTAGTCTTTGGCCTTACTTATGCCGGATTAACCTCACCGGCGACCTCGATACGGATCATCCAGGCATCGTTGAGGATTTTGGCGGTGTAGTATGTCTTCCACGCCACACTACCGTTTTGCCCCATTTCGTCACCGTGTTGCGGTGTACCTGGGTTACGCACCATCGGCTTAATCGCACCGCCTGACTCCTTGGAGCCCTTCAATGCGATGTGACCAAACGCGCGCTGGCCCATGACCAGAACCGGATAAACATCGGCATTTGTGCCTGAAGTAGACAGCGCTGTACCGCCAGCTGCACCACCGGCATCAGCCCATGGGTTAAACAGCGGTGAGCAAATGAAGCGAATGTCTTCAACACTGCCGATCTCTTCTTGGCAGAGTGGCTGCCGGCTGCCGTATTCGGCTACCGGAGTAAAGCCAGGGATCTTGCGGATTGAGCCCACGATATCCGTATGGCAAATAGCCACGAACGCAGCTTCAATCGGCTTGGTCGAGATATTCACGCTTGGGCCCAGAATTGAAGTCAGGCGCTTGGCACGTTGCGCCATCAGCGAACGAGACGCCAGACGCACATGTGACAATCCCAGGGGCGCGTTCACAGCGTTCCGTGCTGCACCGTTGGCGTAGATCACGTTGGTACCGGCAATCAGCTTGCCGTAGCAAACCATTTCCACGGTTTCACCAGCCTGCTCGCCGGCCATCATGGCCATATCTTTACCGACTTCGTTTTCGTGCAGATCTTCAACTACGTCAGTCAGTGGCATCCAGTCACCGAACTGCTGAAGTTGGGCCGTTACGTCTTCGTAGCGGAAGTTAGTGCCGGCAGGACGAACACCTTCAGTAAGTGGGGTTGTCGCTGGTTGCAGCGGAATTGGTCGGCGCCACTTAACAGTATTGGAACTGTTCTTAGGCATCGGCTTGTGATCGCCGAGCTTGTTGAGCACCAGAATTGGCTCAGCATGCTCCAGCAGTTTTTTCTCGGCGTAGACACCTGCGCGCGTGCCGAGATCACCATAGTTATTAGACATGGCGTGTCTCCTTATTCAGATGTGATTTGGTTGAAAAAAGCGACGGGATCAACGTCGTCCGGTTCTGCTGACGCGCGGCTGGCGCCCTTGCGGTCAAGCTCTGCAAAATCCGAAAGACTGTTTTTGCCTTTACCGTTTGGTTGTTGTGGCTGCGCCTCAGGCGTTGCCTTGCCAAACCCGGTATCAGCCTTGAACTGGTTGAGTAAGGTGATGTTGTCACTGGCCAGATCGCTATTCGCCATCTGTTGAACGCCTGGCGACTGCATCGATAACCATTGACCAAACCGCGGATCCGCCGATGCTTGCTGGTAGTCAGGATGCGCTTGGGCCAACTGCTGATACTGAGACTGAATAAAGTCTTCGTGATCACGTTGCTCCAGTCGCTGCCTGTGTTCCTGCAAAGGCGTGAGCTGTTCGGTAAGCGGCTTTACTGCCTGTTCAAGCTTGGCGTTGATAAGGGCTGCAATTTCCGGGAACTCCTGCTCTATCTCGGCCATTGACATGCCAGAGAGTTGTTCCGCTGAAGGCGCTTGTTCTTCGCCACCCTTGTCTTTCGCCTGACCACTTTGCTGCGACTCCTTGAGCCTGCGATTCTCAGCCTCAAGCTCATTGGCTTTTCGGGTGAGTGCAGACACTCGGCCGGCATTGGCTCTGTGGTCGTTTTGGAGTTGAGAAAACTGACTACGCACATGCTCTGGTACAGAGGCCCATGGATCTTCTTCATCGGCTGCAACCTGGCCTTGGTCTGTGGCCGCTGAAGTATCTTGTGCGTCTGACTGTGCCTGCTTGTCGGTTTTTCCACCCTCCTGATCCAGCCCTTTACTACCTTCTTCACCTGTGGAGTCTTTCGAGTCCTCGGCTGAGATTTCGTTAAAGAAGCTGACAGCATCCAGTTCTTCATCAGAACGGTTGTCCTGTTGATCCTGGATTTCGCTCTGTTGTTGTTGAGCGAGTTTTTCCTGCTCTTGCTTTGGGTCCATAGTGAGTGCCTCATGCAGTCAATAAAAAACCCGCTGCAAGAGCGGGTCGATGTGTAAATTGGCAAACAAAAAGCCCGGCTTAATTGCCGGGCTCAGTCTTCATTTAGTTTCAGTCGTTGCGGGTATTCTTTGAGGATCTTGTCGATTTGGTTAACTTGTCCTCTGCATATATTGGCTTGAGCTTCGGTGATCCCTATCTGCAGCAGGGTCCGAATTGCATTTTCGCGGTCTTGTTGAAGCACTTTCTTCAATCTGTTCCAACTGATATCGCTCATGCGTTACTCCAGGCCATAGTTGCCGGTATTGCCTAACTGATTCTTCATTGAGATTTCAGTCATCACCTTGTCCCACTCCAACTGCCGCTTGGCGCTGGAGTCCTGCAGCTTGGCGATCAGCTCATTCTCTTTCAGTTGCCCGGACTGCTGCAGCTTGAACAGTTCGATGCGTTCAGCGCGTTCTTGCTTTTGCAGATCAGCAGACAGCTCCATTTGCTTGATCTGCATTTGCATCTGCATCTCTGCATGCTTCTGCTGAGCATTGAAGTCGGCCAGCTTCCATTCCTGTTCAGCCTTAAACTTCACCTGCTCAACCCGCAACTGCTCTACCAGCATTGCCGAGTCCTGTGGCTGACCGCCTTGGCTTTCTTCCTGCTGTTTCTGCCAAGCCTTCAGTTCATCGTCGGAAGGGATAATGCTCGACGGTAGTTGCTGGGTCTTTGCCCACTCGCGCAATATCTGGCTGCTTTTCAGCTGCAGCACCGGAGCAAACACCGGCGAACTGCCAGCGACATTGATAAAGTTGGTCAGCGCTGCGCCTACCTGCTCTTTGATTAGCAGTGCAGAAGTGCCGCGCGCATCAACTTTAAAATCACCCTTCACAGCTGAATCGTCACTGTGGAGCATGTTGAAATGATAAAAGTCGCGGATCATTGGCGTGGTCACCCAGTCGTCCCACTGCTTAACCTGGGCCCGTCTGACAGTGTTGGCAGCATTCATCAGCATAGACATACCGCCGAGCGTTTGAGTTGACTGACCTTGCTCGCCATGCTGCAGCATCGGCACGCCAGATACTTCATCAATCATTACCCGGTTGGTTTGCAGAATAAGATTTAGATCCTGAAGGTGACTGGGCACATCAAAGGTACTGAATGCCGCCTTAATGTCAGAAAACTGCCCTTCCACATTCCACACTTTCCAAGGCCTGATTTTCCAATCGTTGTCCTGGGGGGTTACTGCGTTCTTGTTTACGCCAAGCTGGGGACCTGAAGATATGGCGCCGTTATCGAGCATCATTCTCCAGATGCTGTTATAGCTGGACTGCTCATCGTGAATGATCCTGGGGATCCCGAAGCCGAAGATGCTTGAATCATCTTCCTCCCAATTGAACACCACATAAGGCAATCCCTTATCGTGGTCCATCATTGACAACCGGGCGCCGAGGACAATGCCACCGCAATAGAACACCACGGCGTCAATTTCTTCCTCGCTATAACCTGTCAGGATCCCGTTGTCATCAGCATCAAGTGGAATGATGCCAACCTGCTGCAGAACGGATTTAGGTACAGGGCCATGGTATTCCCAGGTTTCATACCTGGTGTCGTTGATTTGGTCAGACAGCCCGGCCAACTGCCTCACATCATCCTGATAAGTCGACCTGTGCTGAGTCTGGTTGCCGGTCATGGCCAGCACCTTCTTTATCTGCTCGTCAGGGAATCCGCGACGCCCTTTTAGGCTCCTGATTTGGCGCTTGCTCATATAGCGGCGCTCGAACACAAACTCAGCTTCTTCGATACTCGCCGCCGACATGTCAGGGTAGAAGTCCCATGGCCTCACCAATTCAACGCACGGCACAAACTCTTCTTTAATAACCAGCACATGCTCGCCGTCTTTTTTTATAAAGGCTTTCTGTCTGTCTTTTCTGACAACTGGGCCCTTTAGAATGCCGGTGCCGATGATCCCGGCATCACGCAGCATCTGACGACACTTTGCGTTGTACTGAGTTTCAACCAACTGGTCATCAATCAGCTTTGCCATTTTTTCGGCAGCCGTCTTTGCCAATTCCTCTTTTCGGTTCGCTACGTCGGCTTCGGTGACAATGTTACCCTCGCCGTCTTGATACATTGTGTCACCCAGCTTAAATGGCTTATCACCATTGGCCAGCATGTCTACCAAGGTCGGGTTGGGTGTGGGGGATATTCCCCAGTTCTTATCGTCATTGGGGAACAGCAGATCAACCAACTGCGCTATGCCGGCATTTGTCTTTGAGCGGGTCAGCTTGATAAATACCCTGGCCCTATCCGCTTCCTTCAGATTTTTCTCAGTCTCAGGATCATACTCGCCATAGTACATACGCAGGTCTTCAACCATACGCAGATCCGTTCTGCCACGGTCATAGATGGCTTCAGCGAGTTTACGCTCCAGCTCAATTGCCAAAACGTCGATACGGTCCTTGTCGTCATAATCATGTCCGTATTGCTTTGGCTTCGGCCCGTTGCGCTGCTCAGTCATTAATAACCCGCCTTGCTGTCTGCTGCCCTAGTCTGTGCTGTGGTCTGATAAAGTTGGTCTGTGCGTTCATAGTCGATTTCACCCTGGGCACCCTGTGCCAAGTACTGCAAAGCGTCATGTGGGTGTGAATATCGGTTCTTGTCAGCTTCGGAGTGATATCGCTCGTCACCTGATACCTTTAGTCGCCGGAAGTGGTAGCCGCTGATGAAACCTTTGCGGATCACCTTACAAACAGGGCTCAGTTCAAACGCTGGCGCACCGTCAATATCACCGTTAAGGAAGAACCTCACGGCCTCCCATCGGTGTTCTGGTTTGTTGCTGCTTGTTGAATAGGCGCGGATCTTGAATTCCCGGTTAATGATTTCAATCGGGCTGTTTTCATCGTTGCCAGACTTTGCCCAACCGGACGGATCACAGTAGCCTTCCATTTCCGCTTTGGTGTAAGCCGGGAAGTCCTTTCTGAGCTGGGGGATCAGCTCCTTCATAAACTTACGGATGCCCATGTCTTCACTGATGTACTCTTTGAGCACTCTCAGCTTATGTTGCACTGTCAGTTGTCCAACAATGCAAGCCGGGGTTCGGCCGAAGTCGAACCCAAGCAGTAGTTTTCCATGGGACTTGATTGGCAGCGTTGGATTGCGGGCCACATGGATTGGGTCCTTGTAGCTGCCTCGGTAAATTGGCTTTCCAGTGACTATCGTTCCGTAGTCGTTGGCCAAGTTGACGCGGATCCAGTCGTCATCCTTACCTTGGATCATTCGGATGTAATAGCCGTCTGGCAGGTTGTTTAAATTCTCTGCCTCAGGGTTAGGCCGCCAAATAGAATAGGCAGCCTCCCCTTTTCCGATAACTTCTTCGGTTACGCCCCCGGGCTGACGCAGGAATACCCAGCCCTCTGGCTTCGTTTCCTCTGCCAGCTTGTAATACCAGTGATCATCGTCTGGGGCGTTGGTATCCCCAATCATTCCATGCCAATAATCAGAGACTTCGGCATTGCTTGGGTATCGACCATGCCTGCCATCGCACATATCAACGATCGGCTTTGAAAGTTCCTTGACTTCGTTTAGCCAAAACCCGGTAGCCTGGAACCCCCTCAGCTTCCTCACTGAGTCGGGCCTGTCCAAAGCGAAGAACACCAGCTCGGCCAGCACTCTGGTGCCGTCTTCCAGGTCAAAGTCCAGATAGTGAGTTGGCGGCGAGTCCATCACCAGCCGACCTAAAATAACTTCCTCGTTGTGGTATAGGTCGCACCAGTCTTTAATTGTGGTGTTTTTTAAGTCGGTGTAGGTATTTCGCACCGCCGCCCAGCGTGACTTTCTCACGCCATTTGCATTGGGCGTTTGTTCGCACATTTGGTCAAAGACCCGCATGGCTGAACAATACGTTTTACCAGAGCCGATAGGCCCCATGATCATTGTTACGCGGTCGCGAAGCTCCATATACTGGCGCAGCACTTCGCCCTGGGGCTTAACCCAGAATTCAATTTCCTGTTGCTGTGCCACACCGGATCAGCCCTTTACGCCATCGTACCGACGAATAACCTTGGGCCTTTCTGCAACCTCCACCTTATCGGTCCACATTTTCTTGTGCTTACCGAGCAGCTCAAGTGCAGCGACCTTATTCCACTGCTTAAACTTCTTGGTAAACCCTATTTGTTCCCGGTCCTCTCCCTGCCCTTCAAACAACTCATCAACTTCAATCCCTGACAATGCTCTGCGGCAATGCTGTGGCCACTCCTTGAACGGTTTAAGACTGCCATCTTCATTAAAGATCGGCGCCATGTCGGCAAAAGCGACCATTGCGAGCTCACGAATGATCCGCTCAGAGGACACGCCTGCTTCTTCAAATGACTTGTTGATATGCCAATCGATAGCTTCTCTGACATGAGGCCGGTTATATGTGATATAGCCAACCTTCGCCGGTTCCTTTGACTTTGAGCCAGCTTTGACAGCAGCTTCTTTCTTGCTCGACAGCTCGACATAGGCAGCAATAAAGCGACGCTCGAAGTCAGTGTACTTGTGTTGTGACCAGTTGAATTGAGACTTACTCATTGCTCAACTCTTTGGCTAGCTTAGCCTTGGCTAGTTCAGTCTCAACGCGCGTCAACTCTGACTCCCTGCGCTCCCTGCGCCACTGATATAACCAGTTGATGATAAACGTCAAAAACGCCAGCAATAAGCCACCCCATAGCGCCAATTCATTCACGGTAAATGCGCCTCCTGCCGCTGTTGAAATTGAAGCGCCGTAGGAAGCAGCTGCCACTACTTTTGCTGTTCCGGCCTCAGTTGCTTGTATGCTGTGATTCATTGAGTTTTCGCTCCCTCCAGTCATGCAGGCTCTGCCAACTGACATTGCAGTCATCCAGTGCCTGAATGAGTGTCATCGCGTAATTAAGCAGCTCCGGATTTTTGACTTTCCGGCCTTCGGTTTTCGGTGCTGATGGGATTTCGCAGAACGCCAGCAGTTCTTCCGGTGGAAGTACAAGCACCTGCTTTGTTACCGTCACCGTTCGCACAATCGGCTGCGTGCTCGAGCAACCTTGCAAGATCACTAGGCACATGATCAGCAGCCCAACTTCGCGTATGTTCATCGTTCGAATTCTCCAGCAGTTGTGATACCTGGGTTTTCAGTTCAGTGTATGCCTGCTCCAACTGCCGCCTGTTTTGTTCCCGCTCAATTAGCGCCGCTGCCAGCGCCTTGGCGTCACTGAGCGCCACCTGTTTTTCAAGTTCGGCAGCCTGCAGCTGTTTCGCGAGCAGATCCGCATCAAGCTGCAGCTGGGATTTCTGCAGTTCGGACAATTCGAGATTTGACTCTGCCGTATCCAGGCTGGCGTTTGCCATCGACAATGCGAAGACTAAACTCACGACGATGAGCAACAGCAGGACCGTAGCCGGGCCCAATAGACGGTTTAAAGGGTTCATTGGCGTTTCCTTTCAGGTTTGATAAACACAGTGCGAGCTCTTTTGCACGACGATTAACCAGGCCATTTAGCTTGCGGCCCTTTGAGTACACCCAGCGTATAAGTTCATTGCAGGCCCCAATGTGGTCACCTGCCAGAAGCTTTTTGCGCAAAGTGGATGTGCGGAACGCCTCGGCGCCGACGTTGTAGATGAAACTGAGGTAAGCGGCATTTTCGCCCTCTGTCAGTGTCACCCCATCGGTGAGGCGCAACAGTTGGCTGTTATAAGTCGCCAGATTGTCGGCCAGTTGATTCAGGCAGTACTCCAGTGAGCGAGGTTGCCCAGGCTCCTGTCCGTCAGCCCGTTGCCCGGCGCATTCAGTGACAATGCCAACTGGGTCAACGTAGGTACCAAGCACCAATTCTTCTTGTTCCACAATAAAAACGCCGCCAGTAACGGCGGCGCCTGAAAGGCCAGCAGCGAGAAGAAAGGCGCGGATTTTGCTCACTTACGCCCCCACATTCCGGCCATCAGCGAATCACCGGCTGGGGTAACAAACTGCTCACCCACCAACGAACCATCACCAAAATATTCAACAAGCTCTGGATAATTGGCGCCAGTGAATTGGATGCAGCCAGATTTTTTTAATCGATAATCCAAACAGTCCGCATAATCTTCCATTGAGTCCCGCTGTTTCTTCAGCAGCGTTCTGGTCCCGCTCTCCAGCGATTTAAACATATCCCCGTTTACAAACTCATTGAGTTTATCCAGGCGTGAAGTGAGCTCGCCGTGTTCAGAAATCATCCGGTCGATGTGGTCACCGATGACTCGGGCTGATATATCACAAGCTAAACGGTAGCCCTCGAGTTCCCACAGTTTTTCGTTGGCTTGGGCCATTACCTTTTCAGTGGCGTATTTCTCCCCGAGAGCAGGGTCGAACTTCTGCGGATCAGCACAGCCGCTGATAGCTGTTGCCAGCGTGAAGTGATTGCCTTCGCCCATCGGCAGCATAGCAGTAGCCACTGTAGTGGTAGTGCCTTCGATAACGTGACAATGACAAGTGACTGTTGCCAGCAACGACTGAATGCGAGCGACGTTGATTGATTTAACCATTGCGGGAGTCCTGTTTCTGGAGTCCAAAGAAAAGCCCCGGCGAATGCCAGGGCTCAGAAACGCAAAAGGCCACCGATGTGGTGGCCTGCTGTAGTCGGTATTAACCGCACTATGGGTCAATCTTAGTGTGGTGTTATTCTATGTCAACAGGGATTTGATGAATCAAATTCTCGATACTGCAGTTTGGAAGTCATCATTCCGTCATGGTGAGACATGGTGGCATCGTGTATTTCCAAGATAGCTTCGCCATCTAAGTACAGAGTTTGATAGGTATCACCATAGCACCTAATTGCTTTCAATCTTGGCTTTAGCGCTTCCAGATCGCTAACGTCAACGCCGCGATTAACCAAAACCATTTTAATCAAGTCATCTTCTTTCTTGACTATGGAAGCCGCTAATCTTTCAACCATTGATGATTGCAAGTCAATTCGCGCCTCAAGCAGCTCAGCCCATCGTTCATCATTCATAAAACCACCTTCAAAAGTTGTCACTTTACTGACTTAGCAAGAAGCCCGGCATTTGCCAGAGCTCTCGCTATTCCGTCAGCACTGGTTGTTGGGCAGCTTCGTATTACCTCGACCGCATCGGATAATACATCGTTACAAGCTGGATTGCTCGATACAGCATTCTGGCGCTTGGCCATAAACTCGAATGCTTCCCGTTCTTCAGGTGTCTCGATCATGCCGCCCACCCCTGCTGCTCTGCCACCAGTCTAAGGATCCGCTTGCACTCACTGTCGGCATCACCAGCTGCCCGGTACATCCAATCAACAACCTGCGAATACTGATCGTAATACTCGGAGACAAACTGCTCTCGGCGGCTTTTGGTCATGCGCCAGTTTAGAATGCGCCCCATCATGTAGGCAAGATCATCACAGCTGAGGATGATTTGCCCGACGCCGTTACAACCATGGCAGTCAACGCGCGTCCCTTTGGTGAAATTGGTTATGTTGAACCCATTGCCATTGCACTTGGGGCAAACCTTCGTTCCGCAAACTTCATGCACAACCAACTTGGCCAAGGCCGCTGCTTCGCTCGACTCTCGGCCCTCGCCTATCAGTTTTTCCTTCACAATCTCGCGAAGCTCCAAAGACGCGCCCTTGTTCCCGGCAATTCGCGCCTCCAGAATTCTGACTCCGACCGGGCAGGTTTTCATGGCCTGGGCAATAACACCGGCAGCATCTTCAGCGCTGAATACACCACGGCCGTTTATCGGCTCAAGTGATATCGCTTTCTGAGCTGTCAGGGTGAACAGTCTTTCTATGGAAATCATCTGCGGCTCCTAACTCTAATCAAATCCAACACTTCAAATCAGTGCGCCACACTAAAAACCATAGGCGCATCAATGCCTTATCATTCAAAATGGAATATCATCATCCCAACCATCATCAAGGTCAGGCGTATACGACTGCTGTTTAGGTGGTGCCGATTGCTGCTTTTGATGGCTTTTAGATGGCTGACATTGCCCTTGGTTAGCGGCATTTTGATGTTGTGGAGCCCGATACTGCTGCTGGTGCGCCGGGTCCTGGCTCTGTGACTGTGCATTTTGTTGGTTACGGCCGCCCAGCATCTGCATGGTGCCGCCCATATCAATAACCACTTCTGTGGTGTACCTATCCTGACCGCTCTGGTCTTGCCACTTGCGGGTCTGCAGCTTGCCTTCCAGATACACTTGCGAGCCTTTGCGCAGGTACTCACCGGCAATTTCAGCGAGCTTCCCGTACATAACAACCCTGTGCCACTCGGTACGCTCTTGCTGTTGACCCTGTTGGTCCTTCCATGACTCACTGGTGGCCACGGTGATATTTGCCACAGCGTTGCCGTTGGGCATGTATCGCACCTCTGGATCCTGACCAAGGTTGCCGACAATGATCACTTTATTAATTCCGCGTTGTGCCATGGTTATTACTCCACTAGCTCGTATGTTTTATCGAAGATTTCAGGCTGACATGGGTAGAACTCACCATTAACGCCCTTGATGATGTAGTCGCCATTTGAAGCGATATGCAGGCCTTCAAGAGTTTTTACATAGAAAGACTTTGTTACCATCTGCCCTGGTTCCCATTTCATTTCTGGGAATGTAGAAGTAATTTCTTCAAAAGATTTAGCACTTCCAGTCCACTGAACAGCATCGATAACTACATGTTTATTTTTGTACTTAGCCATACCACCCACCTCATCCAAATAGCGCGATCAATGCAGCATCGCGGGTATCTTCGTTGCTTCTGCCGTTCCAACCAGTGAGCTTGTTGAAATAGGCGCTGTTTGTTTTCGCTTGTTTAACCGGCCCACGCAGTGGCTTAACCAGAATGACGTTTATGCCTTTGCTGTTGAGCAAATCCTTAATGTGCGTTGCCGTTGCTTTTACTTGCCCGACGTTCTGGCTTATCTTGCGCATAACGAGGTCGTTTGTGCCCGGGCGCTTCTTGACGCTTTTCCAAAGATTGACGTCTTCAAGTTTCACAACCACATCGTTATCAGCTGCCAGCGCAGTGATGAACTCAATCAGTTCAACAAATGGCATCTTCTTCAGCTCTGCGATTTTGTTGCGGTTAACGATAGCCAAACCACTGGCTTCCAAATCGGGATCAATGCCTACGACTAACATTGTTCAATTCCTCCTGTATTCAGACGCAACGCGATGTAAGTATTCATTTGCTGCACGCCGTTGCTCTCTTGTTCTGCCGTTGGCAAACAGTCGCTCATATTCGGATGAGACAGCATGCTTGTGTTCCGTAGGAATGACCGCCATTCGTGACATGACGAACTTACGGTCAGATACTCCCCCTCGGCAGAAATAGAATCTTGGGTATTCAAGAAATGGATTAGCAGGGGTGCCAAGTGACGGCTCTGATGCAACTGGCGTTGCAGGCTCAGGCTCCCCATTGCAGATCGCACTGTAAAAATCCGGCGCATCATCTGGAACTGTCCGCATTGGCTTTACTCCGCTGACGGATCCCCAACAACCGGATTTGCAGATCGTGCGATGGCAAACTGCATTTATCATGCAGCTCATCCAGATACTCATTGCGCGAAGTCGCAGTGTTACAGCTGAGCAACTTCACCCCACGCCGCGGTATGGGCTCTCCACTGGCGTCCATCGCAGCATATCGCCGAAGCTCTGCAGTCCACGTTTTGATTGCTGAGTCCCTTGGTAATCGTCTGACATGAAATTCACAGCTGAGGCGAGCCGCATACTCCGGATCACTGAGCGGCTTCTTCCGGTCAATCATGCGAGTGAACGCTGCGATGGCTTCAGCATCGTCAATCTCGCCTTCTTTGCACCAAGCAACGAACTGGCCGGCTGAAGGCATCCATGGAAGCCTGTCAGCTCTTGCGTTTGTCATTCCGCGCTCAATCTTCTCAACGGTATCGATGCCCTGCTCTGCAAAAGCAGTCGTCCACTCCCGCTTCCAAATCTCAACCGCTTTGGCGTCTTTCAGGCTGGCTACCCAGGCAGGCTTAACAGCCATTAGGCGCTTGAGTGTCTGGTTAACGATACTGACTACTGCACTGTCGACCGTTGCATGGCGCCGTTCTGCCAGTTGGCCAGGTAGTCCGATATTGGCCGCTGCTTCAGGCATCAGTGTTTGAATGGGTTTCATCTGTCACCTCCAAGGATATGCATTCCTTCAGCCCATCCCGTATCGTCCAAACCAAGCGGATCGGAGTTTTCTGTAAAACGGCAGTTGCCAACAGAATGGGAAGTGATCGTGTAGTTTTGCTTCCAGTGCTCGTCAGGCCCGAGGAAAGTGCTCGTCATCTTCACCTTGTCTGTGCCGATAAGCCCTTTGGCTTCGCAATAGCGGCGATAGGCTTCTATGCCGTCCATCAGTTGCTGGTGCCCAACACCTTGGCGAATACGTGCCTTGTAGGCCTTGAAAGCGGATTTCTTTGAATCAGCTCCTTCCCTCCTTGGCCTGGCCGACCACAGTTCTTCAAACTCGGTTGAATACTCCTCTTGATTTCCGGTTTGAGACGTATGTTGTTTATCCTGATCCTGTTCCTGTTCCTGATCCTGGCTTCGAAGGGGCTTTGAAGGGGCTTCAAAGGGGCTTGTGTTTTGAGCCGGTTTTTCAAGACCAAGAATTTCCCAATAAACTTCAGCAAACTCTTGTTTTGACTTGCTTTCTGGAAGTTCAGCAAATGCTCTTTTAACCGCTTTTACTCGGTTATCCTTAGGGTTTAAGTTGTCGCCAACCTGAAACTTGAGCATATTTTTAATAAATACCGTGTCTGTAGCCTCATCAAAGGTGCAAAAACCCCCTTCCAAGAGGCTTTGAAGCCCCTTCGAAGCCCCTTCAAGGCTTAACCCTGTCTCGTAGGCCATGTACATGATTGGACAGTGAAAAACACCAATCATAGTGCTGTGAGGACTGGTCATTAGATACAGCGCAAGTACCTGAGCTTCAGGCTTACCGCGTAGTTCCTTGCCGGTTTTGCCAACCCAAAATATTGGTTTAACAATGCTGTAGTCACGCATAAAACACCCCTTTACAAGGGGTTGAACACCCCCTTTGCAAGCCCTTTGCAAGCCCCTTCGAAGCCCCTTTAAAGCCCCTTGATAAGGGGTTGGCAGCTGCTACAATTAACAGCTCAAGGAAGGGGTTAAGTAAGGGAATGCAATGAGCGAAGAACACAAAATTAACTGCGACAAATGTGGGCAGCCGCAGAACTACGGCAACCACGAGTATCGCCTGGCTAAAAACCACAGGTACGGCGTGATGCTCTGCGATATCTGTGTCACAGCAAACCGCGACGGCTTTAGGCCAGAAGATGAAGAATGGCTTCATTTAATGTGCCTTAAAAATCACTGTGAGCCACCGGAACGGGACGAAAACGGCCTTTTTCCGTTCGAATAACACGCGGCGACCGTCAACCTTAAGCGCGTCATAAGGCTGAATCGTTTGTAACTCGATATTGAAATACCAACGCAACCAGATGAGGTGCCAGGTTCGGCAATTATCGAGCCGCATCATGCCCGCTTGGTCGTTACGGTAAATAAACTTAGGCTTCCAGTACGCCACTATGTCTTTGTGCGTAATGCGTGCCGGGTTTCCTACGCTAAAACTCAGCGCATAGCCTCGCTTACCTGTTTTGCGATATTGCTCGTAGTAAGCAATAACCTCGGGTTGCTCGAGGTAGTGCCCCAAGCAATAGTCCTGCCCTATCGCCAGGTATTCAGGATCATCAACATCAAATCTTTTAATGAATACTGGCGCACCACACTGCTTACAAAATCTTTGATTAGTCATTGCTTGCTCCAACATCTGGTTAGGTATCTACTCATAGATCCTCCGATAACACGCTTACCTAAAGGCTTCGGGAAAGCCTTCAGTAAACCCTTGTTACTCGCGCACTTGCTGTTGAATGGTGCTGTCAACTTGGAATAGCAGCTCAACAACTGAAATCGTGGCCTTGCGAATATCGGCATACTCAGCATCAGTAATGATTCCGTCCGCTCGAGCTTGGCGAATTGTTTTACCTAGCTCTCCCGTGCGTTCTTGCACTAACAGCAATAGGTCTGAAAACTCATCGTCAGTAATGCCGGACTTAGGCACGTCAATCAGTACCTTGCCCATGCTTACCGCCCACGCGCTTAAAATGCGCGCATCCTGTGTAACGTGGGTAATCGCCACCGCTTCGCCTAAATGCAGTTGATGAAAGTCGCTATCGTTGTTCAGTTTGGCCAGCAAGGTTTTAGGGCTTTTACCCAACAACCTAGCCACCTCCGAAATATTGTGGTCATCAGTCAGTGATGCAGCCGCAGCAAGAGGATCTGTAGAAACGGCTGACGGTTTTCGCATGTTTGTTTTACTGAAAAACATATAATCCACCTTAAGCAGCCTTTGGTTCAGGGAAAACATCTGCAAACGTACATTCGCAACCAGCGCTACGGAGGGCTTTAACAATTGACCAGCAAGTATCTAAATCAATGTTTCTGATGCCTGATTCATAGTTGCCGATAGCTCCCTGGCTCTTATTTATCAGTTCTGCAAGCTTTGCCTGTGACATTTTGGCTTGCTTTCTGTAGTGGGAGATTCTGTTGTTCATGCTCAGCTCCAGTTAGTTATGAACACAATTAAACACGTTTTGTGATTCTTTGTAAACACAATTTGTGAGTGAAGCTATCACAATGCGTGATAAAATTAAGGGGTAAACTAGCGAGGTAGAGATGGACTTAAAAAAGCAGGTTGGACAAAACATTAAGAGACTACGGCAGCAAGCTGGCATTAGAAGTCAGGCAGCCTTTGCTGAAATGTGTGGTTGGTCTTCACAATCTAGAGTAGGTAATTACGAGTCTGGTCAACGTTCTGTAAGTCTTGAGGACGCTGAAGTGATGGCGAAAGTCCTTGGTGTCTCTGCACAAGAGATTCTATTCGGAACTAAGGAAAAATCTGAACTAGTTGATGATAGTATTGTTATGTCTTTTGATTTATGGGATGACGAAACGCCGCTAGCAGATGATGAAGTCGCACTTCCATTTTATAGAGAAGTAGAACTATCAGCTGGAAACGGTTCTTCAATGGTACAAGAGAATCACGGACGTAAATTACGATTTTCGAAAACAACGTTAAAACGCTGTGGTGTATCTCCTGGCAATGCGGCTTGCGTAACTGTGAGCGGGAATAGTATGGAGCCAGTGTTGCCTAATGGAGCAACTATCGGCATTGATAAATCGCAAACTACCATCACAGATGGAAAGATGTATGCTTTAGATCACAATGGAATGCTTAGAGTAAAAATATGCTATCGACTCCCTAACGGAGTTCGCTTGAGAAGTTACAATCAGGATGAATATCCAGATGAGATGGTTTCTTTTGAGGATAACCTTAGAGTAATTGGCAAGGTGTTTTGGTGGTCAGTATTATCTTATTAATTTTAAGGGATCGTTATGGAAGACGAACAACAAAAAACAGATAAGCGAGATTTATATAATAGTAAATCTATACTAATTTACATGGCAGTCATTGCAATGATGCTCATGTCAGAAGATAACTCAATAACGTTTTTTGGTTTAATAATTTCAACCATCTATACAACGTTATGGACATTTGTATCAGGCACTGCGATTTACATTTGTGCAGCATTACTTACAGGTACGATTAACTGCAAAGGCGAAATGCATAGATTTATTGTCGAAAAAGGTTATGTATTAATACCAATGATCGGTTTTTTAATGTTTTTATTTATAGCTTTCAATTAATTTTTTTTAGCAATGGAGTGCCATGTGAAATCTTTTATCATCGTTTTATTTTTATTTACCACATTTACCTGTCAGGCTACAGAGCTTAGTTGCATGGATTTTAATAAAGCTGGTGTAACGGTTGCATCATTAAAAGATGTATCCACATCAAGCGCAACCAGCAACCAGGTCAAAATATTTAAAACTGTAATGGCTGAACATATAGCATCCATATCAACATCATATTTTTCTAAAGAAAAGAAGGCTGTTGATTTAATAAAATCAAAAAATAAGCTAGGTGAAGTTTTAAGCCTAGTTTTAGCTAGTACAAGAGGAGATTGCTTTGCTAACCCTTCAATTAAAATGAAGGAAGTTGCTACTAATAACTTCGACAATATCTTACACAAAATAGTTGAATAGATTGGATTTCACCAAACACGACTTGTACTGTGGAAATGCAAGCTTCTTGTGCAGTCAAAGTGTGATTTTCGCGGGCACATCGTATATGAGTGTAAAATATTTCTGGGTGTGATATGGATGACCTCAGAACATAACAGTTTGAGGCTATTGAGCGCAGTGAGATTACTTGTACTTTAGCCTGTAACCGTGAGCAGTTTATCCCACGACCAAAAACCGCATATTCAGTACAGAGTCATCATTAACAAGGATGCTGCCACCTTTGTTTCCAATCACCAATCTCAAGTTACACTTCTTGTTACCAGCAAATCACTGCAAATACACCACACAATAGGTTAGCTTTAACCCAATCCCACAGTGCTCGCTGTGGGCTTTTATTACCACTGACCTTTCCCCCCAATGACACCCACCAGCAAAAATTTCACCAAAAAGCCAAAACATATACAAATCAACCAATTATAAATAACCTTCCAAAATAATCACATTTTGTGTTGACGTAGTGAACACGATACGTGATTATTAATCACAGGCAGCACGCCACGCTCTTTAACAATCAGTCCCATGAACGACTAACCGGCCACAGGCCGCTAGGTCACTCCGAGGAACACGCAGCGGAGGACAGAAATCTGCGTAAATAGACCCAACTAGCTTCAAGCGGCGACCGGGTATCAGATTCTCTTGGCGGGAAACAACGACTGGAAAAACCAATCGGCTGATATGTGGTGGATGCCTTAACCGTGTGAATGACCCGCTTTGCTATTGGCCCCGCCCAGTTCCGGCGGTGAGGTAGGAACACAGTGCCCCTGGCAACAGGGCGCATTGGGAAGGTGATTGATGGTTGACGCCATTCGGTGGGCGCTGAGCGCGTTCGATTCCATCACAATCACCTTCGCCAATGCGATGAATGCGCAGGCTGATGCGCACAGAGGATGCAAGGCGGAAACGGTAGATGCGGTGACGCCCGTGTTTGAATACAGTTCCTTGATAGTCTCCTGAGTGTAATGGGTTATTGGAGAACCATGCAGGGTTCAGTACCTGCCATCGCATTACCGGGTGACGCGGTTAACGGTCTAAGCCAGGCTAGCAAGGCGTAATATGTGCAGGTGATAGCACGGAAACTAGCCCAATCAATAAACGGAAACACTGACAGCCTGGAAAGACAGGCATCACACACTGTATGGCACATGCAGGCCGCAGAAGTACTTATTAGAGTCTACCTTGCTCTATTGACTTCCGACCACGGTGAATGTGCAAGCCAACCGCTTTCAAGGGCATATGACTGGTAGCTGCGCCAGTGGCGACAGAGCAGCACCCTTCTCTTTTCAAACCCATCAGACAACACAGGAGAGCACAATGGACGCTCGATTTACCGTACCCGAAAAACGCCTGCTGCACGCGCTGAAAATAGCGATCCTCAGCTGCCCACCTGGCGCGCTGATGGATTACGCAGCAGTGAAAAACTGCATGAGCTCATTGGAGACTCACTATCTCATCGGCAACCCAAGCCGCGCATTCCAGCGCACGTTCTGCGACTTCACCGGCTCCATAGTTCACAAAGGCGAGCGCATCGCAACGCTGCGGATTAACTATCTCGGTCATGTCAAGGTCATGCGCCAGCAGCGGATTGAAGCTGCTTTAGAGCTTACACGAATTGACCGACGCCAAGCGTATATGCAGCGACGGATGATGATCGCTGATAGGCCGGAAATTCAATTTCAGGAGGTAGCGACATGTTAGTCGATGCAAATGCCGCCAGTGATTATCTGACTGACATGCTGGCCAGCGTATCTGCAAACGATTCGCTGGAACAAGAGGCTATTGACGCAAAGGCCGAGTGGATAGCGCGGACCATTGCGAACGGCGGTGAAGTTGAAGGTCACGACATTGAAACCGTGCTTGAGACAGTGCTGCCTGAGCCCAAAGCGCTTGAGGCTCTAGCCCAGGTTTTCACGATTGATGATGCGCGCGAGTTCAAAGCGTTGGTTCAGGTCGAAATTGACCGTGTTGCAAGTCTGATAGCACCCGACCTGGTGCGCGCAGAAAGAGGAATTTAATCATGCAATTCAAACTGACATTTGAGCCCATGGCCGCGGCCAGAAAGGCTCGAGGCCTGGTCTCTATCAGCTACATAGTTGGCGCTGATACTCGAGTAAGAGCCGAGATGATGGCCATAGCCAACCTGGAGGCTGAGGGTTACGCCCGTAATGACTTCAAGCGCGCAATCAAGTGCACTGAAGTCGCGCCGGAACCTGCACCAGAGCCACAGCCTGATGAAACTGAGCTGCCAGCTGCCGCAGTAGCTGACAAGAGTGATTCAAATCAGGAAGCGGCCAATGATACCTGGGATAGCTGGGATGACTTTGATCTTGCGCCAATAGCCAATGCCGCTCCGGTTTGGACCATCGAAAGCCTCAACGCCAGGCTGGAGCAACTGAGGCCAGGTGAAATCCTGATAATCGACAACCTCAGTGACGAGATTTATCACGGCTCAATTGGCGTTAGCTGCAGCAAGATAAAGCTGTTTTTGGAATGCCCTCAGAAATATCACGCCAAGTACAACCTGGGTATCTGCCGTGAAACTGAAAAAGCGTACTTCGACTTTGGCAAGGCTGCGCACTGCGCACTGCTAGAGCCATGGCGTCTAAATGAGTTTTTTATCCGCCAACCGGATGAAATCAAGGTGCGCAATGGCAACAAGTGGGCCGAATGCAAAGCAGCTGCTGAAGCTGCCGGGCAAACGGTTCTGACAGCTAACCAATGGGATGATGTGCAAATTATCCTCAATGCAGAAAAGCCGAAGGCGCTGCGTGAGCTCATCACAGGAGGCATTTGTGAGCGCAGTATATTCAAACGTGACCAAGAGACAGGCTTGGTTATCAAGGTGCGGCCAGACTACACCATTGGCCGTCTTATAACTGACCTTAAAACATGTGCTGATGGCGAGCCAAGTACATTCAGTCGCAATGCTAAAAAGCTGGGCTACCACATTCAGGATGCTATGTACTCCGATGTTGCTGGCGCTGAAATGTTCGTTTTCCTCGCTATTGAATCAAGCAGTCCATTCGTTGTGACAGCACCAATAGTGATGGATGCAGACGCCAAGCGCCTTGGATATCTTCAGTACCGCAAAGGCCTGCGCGGGATCAAGCAATGTATTGATACCGGGGTCTGGCCACCGTACACCACAGACCACGTAAGCGTCAGCCTCAGCCAGTGGGAAAAGCAGCAGCTTGAGTACCTCGAAGCTGAATTAATGAATCTCGAACATAAGGACGATGCAGCATGAACAACCAAATGCAAGCGGCCCCTGCCCCGGCCAGCTCATTCGACTTGATGGTTAATATACCAGTGATGGAGGCCATGTATCGTCTGGCGGAAACAATGGCCGGCGGAAAGGCTACAGTACCAGTCCATCTTCAAGGCAATACTGCAGACTGTATGGCAATAGTGATGCAGTCTGCACTGTGGAAAATGAATCCATTTGCAGTGGCGCAAAAGACCCACCTTGTAAACGGCACCATGGGATATGAAGCCCAGTTAGTAAACTCTGTAGTTACGAGTTCAGGCATGGTTGAAGGTGCGTTTCATTACGAATTCTTCGGGCCATGGGAAAGAGTACTCGGGAAGTTTATAAGCAAGACCAATGACAAGGGCAAAGTTTATCACGTTCCTGGATGGAGCGGAGAAGATGAAGTTGGTTGTGGAGTCCGGATCTACAACACTCTGGTCGGTGAGTCTAATCCACGCATGCTGGAACTAATGCTTCAACAAGCACAAGTGCGAAATTCAACACTTTGGGCCTCGGATCCAAAACAGCAACTGTCATATTTGGCAGTCAAGCGATGGGCGAGGCTGTACTGTCCGGCAGCAATCCTTGGTGTCTACTCAGTTGACGAGCTCGAACAAGCACCTACTGAGCACGATATAACCCCGAAGGAAAACGTATACAGCGCAATGCAGCAAGCAAAACAGGGTGCTGAAACTATTGCTGAACAGGAGCCAAAAGCCACAAGTGATACGTTTCAACGCCTGGCACTCGCAGTACGTGACTGCACAGACATGGAGTCACTCACTGAAGTCAAAGAAGCTGCAATTAAGGCTGGAAATAACGGCGAATTTAGCAAGGAGCAAGGTGAACAGCTCAAGAAAGCGCTAAATAGCCAGCGGTTAAAAATAACAGCTCCGGTCGACACCGAAACAGGCGAAGTCAAAGAGTAAGGATGCAAAATGATAGACCCTAGAGTTTATTCAAGTGAAAAACTAATTCCAAACGCACCATTGCCACATATCAGCAGGAAAGCTTTGAAGCGTGTTGGAGATGACGCCTTACCAATACCAACTAAGTGTGAGTGTGGCGGCGATGTCAAGCTAAGCAGGAATTCAGTTATCTACAACGGAAAAGAGTATGGTGATTGGCCATTTGTTTACCACTGCATGAGCTGTGATAGGTATGTTGGTTTGCACCCAAATACAGACCTTCCACTTGGGACATTGGCAGATAAGTGGCTTAGAAATGCGCGCAAGTCTTGCAAGCCAACATTCAACAAAATATGGCAGCTAGGTTTTATGACGCGTGACGAGGCTTATTCCTGGTTGGCAGCGAAATTGAACATCGATAAAACGCAATGCCATTTCGGTTTGTTTGATGAAGATACATGTGAAAAAGCCCGCAACATCAGCGAAGAGTTTTTCTTGAAAAACAAAGTTAAAGTGAACCTAACTACAGGGGAAATTTCAGCTTAAAAAACTTTAGCGACAGCCTAACCCACCACAAGCCCGGCTCTTGGCCGGGCGACACCTCTCAACAACTGCATATCAGAGTGCGCTCACAATCGAGTGCGCTGCGCTATGTATTTGTCTATTGCAGCAAGGAGCAATCAATGACTGAGCAAACCACCCTGCCTGTACCAATCGAGGAAATCACAGAGGCCAAAGCCGTCGAACTGGGCCCCAAACTTTACTCGGTAGCCGGCGCACTGGACGCCTACTTTGAACACATCCGCACCGAAGCCACCAGCGAAGTGCCGGACTTAACAACCAAAAAAGGCCGCGACCGAATCGCCTCACTGGCCGCCAGCGTTAGTCGCAGCAAAACGGCAGTAGAGAAGCCCGGCCGCGCCTACCTCAAACACCTCAAGGAATCGGTAAAGCCGGTCGAAACCAACCTGCGAAGTTTTGTAAATGGATGCGACCAGCTGCGCGATGAGGTGCGCAAGCCTCTCACTGACTGGGAAGAAGAACAGAAAGCCAGAGCAGAACGGCTGCAGGCTATGGTCGATGAGTTTGGCGACCAAGTGCAGTATATGCGCCAGACGCTGCTCAGTATCGACGTCCACGAGCGTGAAGCGTTTATCGACGAGATCATTGCAGAGGTACAAGAAACCCCTGTGGATGAGTCATTTGAAGATTTTCAAGAGGCCGGCCAACAGGCGAAGGACGCCGCACTGCGTGACCTGCGGCAATCTCTTGAAGTCGCGATCATTGAGTCAGACAAAGCTCGAAAAGCCGAGGAAGAAGCCAAGGCACAACGCCAGCGCGAAATCAAAGAAGCTGCTGACAAAGCAGCTGCTGATGAAAGGGCCAAGGCCGAAGCGGATAAAGTCGAGCGCAAGCGCCAAGAACAGCTGGCAAATGAGCACCGAATGACCGCAGATGCGGCCATTACCAACCTCACAGACAAGCTATCTCAAATAGGTAGCATCAAAACTCGGGCCGATGCTGCAGAGCTATTTGAACAGATTTCAGAAACAGACTTCACCGCCAACACTGGTGGAGAGTGTGGCCGCGTAATGGATGTGTGGGGCACGGTTCACCGTGCCGCCTGGGTCAAGTTAGATGAACTCAAAAAGGCCGAGGAAGAATCAGTGCGCCAAGCTGAAGCTGATCGCCTGCAGCGTGAGGAAGAAGAACGCAGAGCATCAAACGTAGCTCACCGCAAGGCTGTAAACAACGATGTGCTGAGCAAACTCAAAGCGCTTGGCCTCGATGAACAGACAGCCAAGGCGGTAATCACCGCAGCAGTCAAAGGTGAGCTTGGCGCCTTGGTCATTAACTACTAAACGGGGGCACAGCAATGGGCCGAGGAAGAACACTTGGCGCCATTCCTGAAATGGGCGCCATTGAATGCCCGAGCGAGCAGCTGTGCAAGCGCGGGGATATCATTTTTGGCAGCGCTACAGTCAAGGCATTCAAGCATGGCTGGGCGCTTGTTGGTGGACGTTTCACGAGCAATAAGCGAATTGCTGTGAACCACGCAAAGCAGATCCACAGGTTAATGATGGGGGGCTGATTATGTTCAGGGTATTTGGTGTAACCAGAGCTCAGGCCGAAGCTGCTGCAATTCGAAAAGTGAAGCGCACCGAAGGCCGGGGCAAGCAAAGGAAGGAAAAAACTGAAGCTAAGTATCAGGCCGAACTCAAAAAGGAAATTGAGCATCAGTTGCTAATCGCAAGGCCAAAGCAGCTTAGCCACGACCTCAACACACCTGGTCGTTGCCGTGAGTTTATGAAGTTGGTAAAGCCAGGTGAAGCAGCCTCCCTCAAAATCATGTATCGCGCATTCATGGGCAAATACACAAAGCGCGGTACGCAAGTTATCGAATGGAAAGAATGGACTGGAGATAGCGATGTCACCACTTGATGAAGCTTTTGGTCGCCGGGTTGGCGGCTTCAATAACAGCCACGTTCTGGGCGACATGCGACAGTCCGCTGAAGTCCAGCAAGCTCAACTGAAACGCGGCCAGGTTCGCCGGCGGATCGAAGATATCCTCGAAGACCGCGAGCTCAATAAGCAGCTTGAACTGTAGGGGGACGTATGAAAGAGCGACCGATCATATTTAATGCAGACATGGTGCGAGCAATCCTTGACGGACGGAAAACTCAGACTAGGCGCATCGTGAAACCACAGCCAAAACCAACGCCTGACGATTATTATGGAAAAAAAGGTCATCAATGGCCTAGCAAAAAGCACCAGTCGATGCTGCATGTCGAAGGAGAACTACAGAACGGATATGGTAACTGGAATGGATTGGCTAGTGATGCATGCCCATTCGGCGCAGTTGGTGAACACCTTTGGGTGCGTGAGACTTTTGCAGATATTTGTTGCCGCCTGACTTATCGAGCTGATACCGATGATGGCGCTCATTGCGCAGTTAAACGATGGATTCCATCAATCCACATGCCTCGCAGCGCCTGCAGAATCATCCTTGAAATCACAAATGTTCGCGTTGAACGCTTGCAGGATATCAGTGAGCAAGATGCGTGGGCTGAAGGTTGTGAAGGTTATGACGATGACGTCACTGGTGGCAAAAATGGTTACTCAGAATTCTCTGAATTGTGGGCCTCTATCTACGGCAACGAATCTTGGCAATCCAACCCATGGGTATGGGTAATTGAGTTCAAAGTAACCAACGGCATTATTGGGGAGGAGGCAGCATGAATACCATCAAACCAGCACCAGTTGTTCGCGACGACTGCGGCTATTGGACACATCCAGATTTACCTGTATGGGATGAAGGCACCACGAGAGAACAAATTGACGCTTGGGCTAAAGAGAACAACGGCACAATCGTTGTTGAGTGGATGGATGGTGACGCCCCAGAAGAAGTGGCTGAACGCTACTTTGAATTTGGCGAGGCTGATTGCAGTTATTGGTACCCGCACAGCTCTAAAGCCGGGAACTTCTTGTTGAGCATTCACGACACCGAAGATGGCCCAATTGCCATGTTCTTTGTGCCAACTAAATCTCAAGCTGAAATTGATGTTATCGCTGAGCTCGATAGTAAGTTTAATGAGCTGGCAAAAGCCGCTTCTGATTTAGTAGTCGCCAGTTCCAAGCTGTCAAACGCTTCAAATGCAGAAGAAGCCGAAGTTGCCACCGAGGCTATGGCTGAATCGCAAGCGCGTATCGATGCCATAGTCAAAGCTAGGGAGGCAGCATGACCAAACCGCGCCAAATGAACTACCTGCTGCCTGGCGGAGAATCGGAAAAGCGCTTTGAGTTGTTGCTTTCACGCACCAAGATCCGCTCTGAGGCCGTCATTGGCGCACTGCGTGAAATATACGTCAATGGGCTGCCACAGGAGAGAGCAGCGGCACGATTCGGACTTGATAAAAGCAATCTGTCACGCGACATGAGCAAGCTCGAAGAAGTAGCCGCAACAGTTGAGGCTATCAAAGAGATTGATTACTGCCACATCAGTAAGCGCAAGATTCTGCGCGTTCCAGTCCCACAAATTAACCCCATTCCCGTCAAATAAATTCAAGTCAGTTAACTGACAACTTTCAATAAGGATTTACCGAATGAACAACTATGCCCGCCGCTTAGCTGAGCTGAAGGCGAAGCCTTGCCATTTACTCAAAGAGGTCGGTGACCAATGGCGCACCCCAGACTGGCTTTACTGGGGCGTGTTTGCCAACTTCGGCCCATTCGTTATTGACCTGTTCAGCGATGGTGATAACGCCAAGTGCGGCCGCTTCTATACAGCCAAGGATAATGCCCTGGTGCAAGATTGGACCAAGGACTTGGCTGGCGGCAAGGGCTTCTTTAACCCTCCTTATAGTCGCTCAAGCTATGAGGATGGCCAGGCGATTACGGGCATGCGCAACATCATCGACAAAGTGATGCTTGAGCGCGACAAAGGCGCCGCAATGGTTGGAGTCATCAAGGCGGCCACATCAGAAGTCTGGTGGCCTGAAGAAGCGGATCGCGTGGTGTTCATCCGTGGCCGTATCGGCTTCGAGTTACCAGAGTGGTTTATCCCAGCCGACAAGAAACAGGAAAGCACCGGCGCAGGGTTCGCCTCCGCCATCTGCATTTTCGACAAATCCTACCGCGGTGAGCGCATTGGCTACATCAGCCGCGAAAAGCTCAGGCAGGATGGTGAAACCCTCATGGCGCTTATAAGTCAGCAGCAAGCAACCAGCACTGGCAATGGTGTATGGCCAAAGGAAATAGCCGAAATAGTCGGCCTGTTCCGTCAAGCGGATCCCAGCGTAGTTGACGAGTTTGGCGATGAGCTGTGCGCACTGGCAAACAAGATGCACTTGGCAGGTTACAAGGTGAGCGCCACAGTCAATAACATAGTTGGTGCCATTGCATCGGCAGACAGAACCAACAGCTACAAAAACGGAGTCAGGTATGCGTCCACTGATTGTTGATAACTTTGCCGGGGGTGGTGGCGCCTCTACAGGCATGGCATGGGCACTTGGTCGCAGCGTGGATATCGCTATCAATCACAGCCCTGAAGCTGTAGCAATGCACGCCGCCAATCATCCAGACACCCTGCACTACTGTGAATCAGTGTTTGATGTTGACCCTATTGCGGCCACTGGCGGTCATCCGGTTGACCTGGTGTGGTTCAGCCCTGACTGCACCCACTTTTCAAAGGCTCGTGGTAATGTGCCGGTCAAGAAGGAAATTCGCGGGCTGGCATGGGTTGCTATCCGATGGGCCCTTAAAAAGCGCCCTCGGGTGATGATGCTGGAGAACGTCGAAGAATTTAAAACCTGGGGACCGCTACACACATGCGAAAAATCGGGGAAGTGCTACCCGGATCCTGATCGGGCTGGTGAAACCTACCAGGGTTTTATTGCCATGCTCACCACCGGCATAGCCCCTGATCACCCAGCACTGCAGGAATGTGCGGAGTTTTTGGGGCTGGACAGGAAAGACAAGGCCAAGCTGGTGCGAGGCCTTGGTTACACGCTCGATACCAAAGAACTGAGGGCCAGAGATTACGGCGCCGGCACTCTGCGAAAACGCTTCTTTATGGTAGCTCGCTGCGATAAGCAGCCGATTGTGTGGCCAAAGCCAACCCACGGCGCCCCGCACAGCGAAGCCGTGCTGCGCGGTGAGCTACAACCATGGCCGGTGACTATCGATGCGCTGGACCTGTCCTTGCCCTGCCCCAGTATTTTCATGGATGCGGAGCAGGCAAAGGCTTACACCAAGGAAACCGGGATCCGGGTTAAGCGCCCGCTGGCAGAGGCCAGTCTAGAGCGTATCGCTATCGGCGTGGTAAAAGAAGTATTGAACCGGCCGGATCCGTTCATCATCGAGATAGCCAATTGGTCCAACAAACGCAGCTTCTCAGTGAGTGAGTCGGCCAGAACAATTACCGCAAGCCCAAAAGGTGGCAGCTTCGCCCTGGTCAATCCGGTAACAGCGCCATTTGTGGGGCGCCAGTTTGGTAAGTCGGTGAGTCATGCGGCAAACGAATCGTCGGCCACCATAACGGCAGGCGGTGGCGGCAAGTCTGCCTTGGTGGCGCCGGTCATGGTGCAGGCAAATGGCGGGTTCAATACCAATGTATCGCGCAGCGCTACAGACTCCTGTTCAACCATCACCTGCACCGGCAGTCAGCAGCAGCTCGCGGCCATCTTTATGACTCATCTGCGAAACAACATGGTCAGCAGCGCAGCCAATGACAGCACTCCAACTATCACTGCCGGCGGCACCCATCATGCTGAAGTGCGCCTGACACTTGTTGCCCCGGGTGAAAGTGGATTATCGCCGGAGCAGGAAGCCGGGGCAGTCGAGGTTGCCGCATTCCTGATGCGTTACTACTCAAACGGTGGCCGTTGGAGTGCGGTGGACAAGTCACTGCCCACCGTTACCACCAAAGAGCGGATAGCGCTGGTAACAGTCACCTGGAACCGGCAAACCATGGTGATTGTGGATATCGGCATGCGAATGCTGACACCCAGGGAACTGTTCACGCTGCAGGGCTTTCCGGTGAATTACATCATCGACGGATACATGGATAAGCCAGTCAGCAAGAAAGACCAGGTGGCCCGAGTTGGTAATTCGGTACCGCCGCAATTCGCTGAGGCGCTGGTCATGGCCAACCTGCCAGAGCTGTGCGTCAACCGGATTGCAGCATAATAAACTATTCATCCCTCATCTGAACCGGCGTTATCTCGGTTTGAAACCTGACATGCTTGGCCAGCATGAAAGTCTCACCTCTGTACTCAATGCAGGGGTATGCAACAGTGTAAAACACTTCTGTGCTGCAATTTGAGCATGAGTGCTGCCACATTTTAGGGTTTGAATGAATAACTCTTGCACCGGGGAGTACTCGCATGTATCCCCGCTTGCAGCTTTCACAGAGCATTTCGACAAACTCTGCGCTGATCACTTTCTTTCTCATAAAACCACCTGAAACCAAATCATACATGGAGGGCCCTATGCGCCTCGACAAACGTGAAACCGACCGCGGACTGTGGGCCTTGTCATGCATTATTGCATCAATTGTTCTTGGCCTCCTCATTCTTGGTGCCAGCTACGTCTTGCCGCTGTTTCAGTAACAACTATGGATAGCTACGAAGAAGATGCCCGGTTTACCTGGTGCGTCACTGGGGCGCTTGTGTCCGTTGTCGGTGGCCTGTTGCTTTACATTGGATTTGCCACAGGAGTGTTTGCATGAAAATCACAGATGAAGAACTGTTGCAGTGCATATTTGCCAACCAATTACGAAGGACGGCGCAAGGCGTGCTGCATCGTTATGTCGGTGACAGATACGGGCTGATCAACCAGCAGGACAACAGCTGGATTGTGTCAGCTATGACGACATCAACCACTGCGCGCCACTGTGTAACAACAAAGATAAGCAAACAGCAATTGCTGCACAGGCTGCGCGATCTTGGGCGCCAGGGGGAGATCAAGATTGACCACTTCAGTTTCTATATCGAGTCTTGCCGGGCGCGCCAGGCGGTAGAAACAGCATGTGAATACTGGCGTTCAATTGGCGTTCCGGTTGGATTCGACAATGACAACGGCCGTATGCGGTGCGTGCCACTTCCCCACTTTCAGCAAAACCTCAACGAGTGCATTGCGACACTCGACGCCAAATTTCTCAACAATTTAGGAGCCAAGTCATGGAACCAGACAGCAAAACTATCATTCAGGCATTGAACAAGGGTGCAGGCGAGCTCCACTTGATGCAGGCGCTTTTTGAGCAAGCTTCCCGTCGAATATCACAACTCGAAAGCGAGCTGAAGCTATTGAAGGCACAGCACGACTACGCGGTAACGGCTATTCGAGAGGCGCCAACAAAACTGGAGGCGCTAAGCGGCCAGCCAAAGATCAATACCGATGACCTCAGGAGTTTTGTCAACAAGCTGATGTTCGATATTAACCGAAGCAACGAGGCGAAAAGCTAAGGAGTACGCCATGGATATGAGCCAACAACTCGCAGAAGCTCGCCGAGAAATCGAGTCACTGAAGGCCGCTGTCAGGCTTTCAAACAAGATAATGCACGATCAGGTTGTTGCTAACCAAGCGGCCTGGATTGAGTGGCGCCACGGTAAAGGCGCTGAAGCGGCTATGAACTGGATCCAGAATGGACTCTTTGGCCCTGGCCATATACCGGATGAAAACGCTCTGTGGGGGAAGGATGCGCAAGCATGGTTTGATGCCTACCAATATGAGCCATTTCCAGAGTGTGCCTGCGGCAGACCATCAAACATCCTGTGGATGGGGAAAGGTGCATGCAGTCCGAAATGCTTAACTGTTCTGGAAGAGCAAGCAAAAAAGCAAGGCGGCAACTAATGGCAGGCGCAAATAATGACTTCCTGCACCGGCAGCTGATAAAGCTCGGTGACATGATGGGGGACGGCCTCCACCATGAGCCCGATGGAAAATGGATTTCGAAAGAGTACACCAGAATATTGAAAGAGCTGGGGATGCTCCCCAAAAGAAAGCCAGTTAACAGTGAGAAAATCAACCAAGCCATGCTGCGGCGGGTTTCTGAGGTTACTTGCGGCAAGTGTGGCGGCGAGCTGACTCAGACCCGTTCAGGCTCAAAACGCGCCATCTGCCAAAACGGGCACAAATGGCAACTTTTAAAATAAGGCGGTGACCAATGAATAATGAAATAGAAGATTACTCACTGAGTGAAATTTTTGCTCAGGCTAAGGCGATTCAAGAGAAGAAGGCAACTGATGCAGAAAAGCTTCCGGCCCTGTTTGATAAAGTGTTGGATGCGTTGGTGGATACATCGGAAAAGCTGAACGCCTTAACAGCCCGCCACCGTGAGCTACAAAACCTCGTTACCAGCGAAATTGCAGATTTCTTTGCCGGACAAGAGCAGCCTGGCGAAGCCGTTGGCGCCGAAGCTCAGCACAAAGCCCTGATGGCTCGGGTAGTTGCCTGCTTTGACGAAAAGATTTTGGAAGCCTGCGAATCCCAACGCTCAAAGGTGCTTCACCAACCTCTACTACCTGATGATGTTGCTTACCCAGTGGACATATTCCTTGAGTTAATCAGAGGAAATAGCCCATACGCCTTCTATCTGTTCCAGTGGGTACCATACCAGACTGACGCGAAGCAATGGCGCCTGAAAATGTGCCATGACGTTAAGACATTTGATGGACGTGAAGAACACGGCATTTGGCCGAATGGTTCACACTGCGGTTCCTTTCACGATTCAGAAGTTGAATTTATTCGTATTAGCCAGAAGCAATTTTTTGAAGAGTGGCAAGACCCAAGAGAACAGTCAAATCAAGGCGGTGAGAATCTGTAAATTACAGTGGAGTTTGATGTGGAAGACTTAACACTAGCTTTACTTGCAGTGATGTTTGCAGTTTTTGTGGTGGCACTAATCATGGTGATTTTTGTTGGGATTGAAAACATCAAGCTCACCAAGGTAAACAGGCAACTGACAATAGACAATGCAAACTTGAGAGCTGTAGTTAATAAGCTGTCTGTGATAGATGCTCGATTGAGGTTCGCAAATAGAGTTGGAGTTAGCCGTGGAGGGGCTGATAAATGACTAAAAAATTACACGTTGGCACAAGCCCGCTTACTAATACAATTTTTGCAGGTGCGTGCTGAAGGACGGCATGACTTGGGCATCAAACAAGCAGGACGTGACTATTGATGCGCTGGTAGCTGTTGCGCAGCACGTTGATAACTTTGGCAAGCCGGTGGAGATACTTAACAGTAACACCGGGAAAATTGAATACCGGATTACAGTAGATAAACTGGACGGCTAACAGAGAGTTAATAGGCTCATCCTCTTAACGAGGTGTTATGACAAAGGCAACCCGCTCCGGCGGGTTTCTTTTTGAGGTAATCAGAATGCAAACAGCAACGGTACTACCAGAAATCGACTCAATGCGCGCGCTGATGACTCAGGACGACATTGCAGAAGTGACAGGCGCCAAACAACCAGCTAAGCAAATTGCTATCCTGTGCCGGAACGGCATTCCCCACCTGGTGGATGCCAATGGGCGTCCTAAACTTACTTGGTATCAGTACAACAATGCGCACATGATGCGCCAGCCAATTAACGACGGCCCGGACTTTAGTGCGTTAGATAGAAAGTGAGGTGTGCCATGGTAGGCAAACGCAAAAACAAAGCTGACAGTTCGCTACCGCTTAGGGTATACCGCGGGCGCAGTGCCTTTGAATGGAAACCGAAAGGCGGCGGCACTGTCCGTCTCTGTTCGCTTGATTCTCCTATGTCAGAAGTATGGCGCCAATATGAGGCCGTAAGCAGCGAAGCCGAGAATGCGGCCACTGTTTCTGGCCTGGTATCGAGATTTTTTGCAAGTGCCGACTTTATTGAGCTGAGCAAGGAAACACAGAAGGACTATCGCAAATACTCCAAAAACATCCTGGCTGTTTTCGGCAGTATGCACGTTGACAAGGTGGAGCCCCAGCACATCAGGATCTACATGGACAAACGAGGCATCAAAAGCCGGATCCAAGCAAACAGAGAGCACGCGTTCTTCAGTCGCTGCTATCGCTTTGGCTATGAGCGAGGCCTGTGCAAGGGTAACCCCTGCAAGGGAGTGAGAAAGTTCAAAGAAGAAGCTCGGAAGCGGTATATAACCGACATGGAGTATAATGAGCTATACAAGAATTCATCAGCTCCGGTGAAAGTGGCCATGGAGTTGGCGTATCTGTGCTGCGCCAGACAAGGGGATGTTCTTGCCATGCGTACATCACAGATACTTGAAGAAGGGATATTCATCGCCCAGGGCAAAACTGGCGCGGAACAAATCAAGTTATGGTCCCCTCGCCTTCGTGCAGCGATAGAGTTGTCTAAAACCCTTTCGGCGCCGGGAGTTGCCTCGACGTTTGTGGTATGCAAACCCGATGGCGGCAAGTGGACTCGAGACGGATTTAATTCTCGATGGTCAGAAGACCGGCGCAAGACAAGGGAATTAACCGGGTTACCTTTGGACTTTACATTTCATGATCTGAAGGCAAAAGGCATATCTGATATAGATGGGACGCTACAGGAAAAGCAAGCGATATCAGGGCACAAAAATGCCAATCAAACGGCCATCTATGACCGTAAGATTAAGCAAGTTTATGCAGTAGATAGCGCCAAGAAGTAA